CCCAATGATAATTTCCCGCTGTAGAATCAAAACTAACACCATTGTCTGTAGAAAATTGGCATTGTAATATTGTATTAGAAACGCTTGATACAACATTAGCAGCAATAATTTGATAATTAGTATAACTTCCAGAAAATATAAAATCTATTACTGAACTAGCACTTGCTGTAGCTGTAGAAATTAGTGAAAATGTCTGCGTTGGGGTAGCCCACGTAGGCGCAGCGCCACCAGCCGAAGTCAATACCTGCCCGCTAGTCCCCGCACCTGTGAATGCAAGCTCAGACCCATCTCCGTAGCCTACGCCGCCTAGTGTCGGGGTGTTTGTGCCATCAATTATGATTGCCATCGTTTACTCCAGTGCTTGAATTTTAGCCGTCAGAGCCTGTAGCTCTGCAAGCAGTTGTTCTTTGGTTGGGGCGGGTGCTGGGGTAGGAGGAACGTAGGCCGCTTGACGTTCATTAAAATCAGCAACCTCTTGCGGCGTAGCATCGCGCTCAATACCATTCTCAAGAATTTTCATGATTTTGCCATCCCGTAAAGAGCCACTGTACCAAACCAAACGCTACCAGTAGAGAAATAAAGTTGGAACCCAGTAACAGTGCCTGAAACAGACATTGTTCCGCCCATTGTTGTTATTGTGCTAGAGGCGCTAGTATTACCCGCCCCGACAACAACGCCATTAACGGTAGACGCATAGCTTGTACTTGTATTAACCCCACCTAAAGTAAGTGTGCCACTCCATACTGTGTCTGAGGTGGGCGTGCCACCATTGTTATTCCCTAAAAAAGCTTGACTAGCATTTATATCTGCACCAACCACACTACCACTTTGCCCCCAAGCGCCTAGACTTGTATACGATGTCGCCCATGCCCCAGCAGAATACAATCTCATTCTAATTCTTGCTGCACCCGTGCTTACTCTGAAGTTTGAAAAAACAATTTGGTAGTTGTCATACGTTGAGCTAATGCCACTTGTAAAGTCAACAGACGCAACGCCGGGGTAAGCAGTGGTAACTGTTTGGCTTGAAATAAAAACCAAACCGCTAGTTGTAGGAGTAGTCCAAGTAGGTGCCGCCGCAGAACCCGCACTTGTCAGAACCTGCCCGCTAGTGCCGTAGCCCGGCGTAGAACCAACACCAATAGAGCCGTTTGCGGCTAAAGTAACAGAAGGCGTTGTGCCGTTTACTTGTAGTTGCAACGCACCCGTAGTATCGCCAGTGCTAACTAGCGCAGTGCCTGTTGATGTACCTGCTGAAATTGAACTCATCTCTTATCCTCTTATAAAACAACCCAGCGCTGGCCGGAAGATACAGTAACTGAAACTCCAGTATTAATGGTCATAGGACCCACCGAGAAACCGTTCGTGCCAGCCGCAATTGTGTAATTGGTAGATACTACATCGTTGTTAACGTAAATACTACCTGCTGCCGATGCGCCTGCGGTACCCCAAGATAGCGTGCCAGAACCATTAGTTAGCAGCGCCTGATTAGCCGTTCCGTCCGCATTGGGCAAAGTATAAGTTACGCTTGCCGCCATCGCATCAGCAGCCTTCAAGCCAATATAATTTGTGCCGTTATCTGTATCTTCATAAAGCTGAATCTGAGCGCCCGCCGAAGACGTTCCTTCAACTACAACCGTGCCGATAAATACGCTGGACGATACATTAACAAAGTCGGAACCGTTCCACGCCACTAATACTTTTAGACCTGCCGCAACCGTCACACCTGTCGTCGGGCCAGAGCCGCGAATAACGATTGACCCTGTACCGGCATTGATGACGATGTACGCCTTACTTTGCGCCGGAGCAGTGATGTATCGAGTAGTTGCGCCGTTACTAGCAGTCCAAAGAATAACCGCGTTACGGGCTTGGTTAGCTGATCCGTTAGTGGTTGTTAGCGTGACATCAGCATCCGCGCTAAGTGTCGTGGTTCCCGCAACCGCTGAATCAAGCAGGTTGGTAATAGACGTATTGACTGTAGTGCCCCAAATGCCAGACAAGTCGCCGGTAGTCGGTAGCGCCAGACCAAGCAAGGGTGAGAAATTTGTGACTGCCATTTTATTTCCTTAGAAAACAAGCCAGCGTTGACCGCTCGGCACTGTAACTGAAACCCCTGAATTAATCGTAATTGGCCCAACAGACATACCATTTTTTGCCGTTGTCAGCGTGTAATTGGAGCTAATTACCAAGCTGTTTTCATATATTACGCCACCTGCTTGCGCACCGGGAGCCGCGACCCATGTAGGAACTGACGCGCCATTAGACTGAAGGAATTGCCCGGATGTGCCGTTAGCAATAAATCCCGTAGTACCAACGCCGGTTTGGTAGTGCAACTGGCTGGCCGCGCCGCCCGCTACGTTTACCGCGCTACCTGTAACTGAAATAGGCCACGTTGACGAAAAGTTAGTGGAATCAACTGTAAGGCCAAGAGCAGAGCCTAACCAACCAATATATAGCTTATTGGCTCCTTGCCCCGTTCCACCACCCTGTTGTACCGGCGTAAACCCTAGCGCAGTTGTAGCAGATACCCAAGTAAACGCCGATCCGTTCCAATTAAGCAGGGTGCTGGCTACTGTAGGAGCTACCGCATATCCAGTGGTACTAGCCGCAGTATTGTAGACAATCCGATTAGCCGCACCGCCTGCCACATTTGTAGACGTTGTTGCTGTCGTAGCATTACCTGTTAAGGCCGCTGTAACCGTCCCAGCAGAGAAGTTACCAGACGCATCCCGCGCCACAACTTTGCTGGCCGTATTGGCCGATGTGGCATCTACTGTAAAGGTACGCGCTACAGAGCCGTCGAATGTGCCGCCGCTAGTAAGGTACGTACCCGCAGTTAGGGCATTAGCTACCGATCCTGCTTGGCCAGTAATGTTGCCTGATACTTGCGATCCAGTAATAGCAATCGTGGTATCAGTAACCCCTGTAAGTTGCCCTTGTGCGTTGACCGTAAACACCGGCACCACTGACGCCGAGCCATACGTATTAGCCGATACGGTCGTATTAGCAATATTAAACGTCGTGGCAGGGAAAAGATTTAGCCCAGTACCGGCGCTGTAAACCTGCGCAGAACTAATCTGGGCAAACGTAATGTTCGTCGTGCCAAATACAATAGTTCCAGAAGTTGTACATACATACGTTTCTCCCGCTCCCGTGTCCCCATTAGTAACGAAAAAAGCATCGTTAAAGCCAAGAGCGTCTGGATCGCGAAGACCGTATGTATCGGCATCCGTTGCACGAGTAAGTACCCAATTTGTGCCTCCGGGATCGGGAGTGCCTACCGTGGTGACTGTATAAATACCGTTTTCAAAGGCGTTTGTCTGGTTATAGACGAGAACCCGCTTAGTGGTCGTCATCAGAACATTGTCAATGGTCAACGCTGCTTTAGTACCATTATTGGTAAGCGTAGCCCCTACACCATTCCCTACCCCGCCGGGCTGGTTATACAAAGCAGTTAAATTTCCTGCGGTATTTGGAGACTCAACGTAAACAGGCTCATGGTACGAAATTCCTTGCGTAACCAGACCGTCTACGTACTGCTTATTAGCAATGTCGGTATTACTTGCAGGCGTAGTAGAAACCGTACCGGCGGTTAACGTAGCAGTGCCTATAGTAGCCGTGCCCGTTGCGCTTAGATTAGTGAACGTAGTTTGTACAAACTTGCCCGCAGCATCAAGCCATACGCCCTTTTCAGAAGGATATGTAACAAACACATCCTTAGATCCAGCACCAAACGTAACTAACGCGCCACTGGCGCTGGAAGATAGAACGGTATCGCGGGAGAGTGTCGTTCCAGAAGACGTGTAGGTACCAATTCCTACTTCCCAATCCCCTGTCGCAGCATCGGAAATAGCATAGTAAGTAGTATTTCCGTTACCAACGGCGGCAAAAGACTGAAATCCTGTAGATGCTCCGCCAAGCGTAAGCGTGCCTGTACCCGCAGTAGTGGAAGTCTCTTTTACCCGATCTGCTAATACTAAAGCCATTTTGTATCCTTACGACGGAATCTGCGTCCAACCGGGAGTTTGTGTATCTTCTATCTTTACCCATGTCCCATTTGAGGTATTAATAGTCTGCCAGTTTTGGGTCTGATTGTCATTCACTGACCCCCATACCAAGGCATTCCCAACAGCTACAAAAAGCTGTACCCCAGCCACATTTGCATTTGTAGTCTTTATTGCACTTTGCGTGGAAGAGGCAATTATAAATTCTTCCACCGTGCCAATAAAGGCTACGGACACATTCTGTGTTTCACTTCCTGCTGCGGTTTCCGAAATTACTGCGGTAAATCCTCTTACTGCCTCTAAGCTATCTAGTGCTACGGCAGCTTCTGCCATGGAACTAAAATACCCAGCATATTTAAAATATTCCTCACTACCCGTTACGGATTCATTTATTGCAGCCAGCATAGCTGCAGTATTAACTTGACTTGCAGACCCTACCGCTTGTTCTAACAAAGCCGCTTTAACACTGGCTGACACTGTTGAAGATTCCGCGGAAAGCGCCGTTTCTACAATGGATGCCAATAACGCATTATTGTTACTAGATACTACTTCCGTTCCCGTAGCCGAATCGCTTATAAAACCACCAAATGCGCTTTCAGCCGTTAGTGCTGATGCGGCTGCTGCTGAAGCTGCTGCAGATACATTAAAAGTATTACCCCCTAACGCCGCGAAAGGCGACTGCGCGAAAGCGACATCACCAAACACGGCGGCTCCTATTTACGCTGCGTCAAGCGAGAATGAATACGTAACACTTAGCGTATCCCCACTATCTACTGTTTTATCGCCGCCAGTAAAGTTACCCGCGGAGAACAGTACCCCGGATGTACCTGTATCTACACTTGCTACCAACGCCCCGGCGATAACTTGCGCATTTGCATTTATGGTAAACGTCGATGGCGAAGCAGAGTTGCTGATAACAGACGGGTCGGCAGTTGTTGCCGTGCCGAATGTAATAGCCTTACGGTTTCCCGTGTAGTTAGTATTCTCCGTCCAAACATGCGAAGCAAGTGTATTACCCGCTAGGTAGGTATTGCCCGCTCCGGGGCCAGTAATCAGGCCTAAATACCAAGCTGCCGTGTAGCCTACGCCCGCGAAGAACGATTGGTTCATGTACTGCAAGCCTTCGTTCACCACTAAATTGTGAAAGGTATCTTCCCATTTCACCTGACCATCAGCGCCTGTGCACGTAACAGTAAAAATACCACCGCCTGTTGCGCTATCCGTGTTGTTTGGGCGCATAACCGAGGAGGCAGTTACGATGTCTTGAGTTTTGCTCGATTCGATGGGCATGATGGTTCCTTACGAAATACGCACAATGGCGTTGTTTGCGTCTGTTGTTGGAAAAATAATTTGAAAAGTGTCGTTATTAACCAGTTTATCTACACCAAAATCCAATACAGCAACTGATTTATTCCCATTAGTCGCGTTATAGATTAAGGCTCCACGCGCAGTGAACGAAGCATTTGTCCACGATATATTAGAAAATGAAAAATAAGCAGTCGGTACCCCTGATGAATTATCAGCAGAAGTAGGAGACAAATTAATGGCTAATACCTTGCCCCCTGCAGTGTATCCAGTACCTACTACCTCATTAGTACTTACATAAACTGTAGTAGTTTCACCAATGTTAGCAGCGCTCGTATACAGCGCTACTTTAAAAGTATCAGGGGAAGTAGGCCCGAAATTATGTTGGGACTGCAATAGCTGAACTTTAAAGCTTGTGGTCGCTGTTTGAGAAATACTCATGGTCTTACACCAACCGTATTAACGCGAAAGTTGGGTTATTGGAAGGCATTTGCAACACAAAGTTTTCGTTTGTCGTACTTTGATTCTGCCCGAAATTTAACACTGCAATAGACTTATTGCTTTTGCTGGAGTTATAGATCAATGCACCAATTGTAGTGAACGATGTTCCAGACCACGTAGGATTATCAAACCCTACATAGGCAATGCCATTGCCAGAGCTTACTGTGACATTCGTCAAGACAATGCCGCCTGCGGTATAACCCGTACCGGAAGTCTCCCCCGTCGTCGTATACACCGTAGTATCCGCACCTAATGAGGCAGAGCTTGTGTAAAGAGCCATCTTCAATACATCCGTATCCAGATCATGCTCGCCGAGCAGGATCTGGTACTTAAAGCTAGTCGTCCATGTTTGCGTAATAGCCATAATCAACTAACCGGTAATTTAAGTTGGCCATCGCGATACGCATCGCCACGCTGCTTACCATCACCCAGATTCTTCAACAATGCTAATGCTTCCTTGTACTTTGTATCGTACAGAATCATCATATCTTGCTCACCCTTCATGAAGGTATAAGCCTCCACCAAGGAGCCGTAAAGTAGTGCAGAGTCAAAGTTGTCGCCCAGCCACGTCGTGCCAGCAGTAACAATGGATTGAGGGTAAAAGTAATAGTGCAATTCAACGGCATAGCTTTGGTCAGGAGTAGGACCTAAAATAAGACTCAATTCTGGTGTGTCCTGCCCCGCGGTAACAGTGGGACCAAATATAGCGTAATATTTTGGAAAACTTGTCGTTGTCCCAGAAGGATATACCTGACGAATATAGTTTACGTCCTTGTTGAGAAGGTACGTGTAGTCCCCTTCGTCATCAATCACCGCCAGTGAATAGGCGGATAAGAAGTCAGTGGGGGCAGATAAGTACTTATTGCCTGAGGTAAGTGAGCCAGTAACATTCTTTCGCAAATAAGCGAACTGGACGTTATTGTAGATACGTTGTTCGGCCTGTTGGACGAACGTAGCTAACTCTGTGCTAGTGAACTCATTTTGCACATAGTCTTGTATCGCGGCAGTAAGCTCTGCATAGTTCATGTAATACTCACCGTAACCGTTCCCAATACGCCTGCTGCCGTCAGTGGACGCGCTGCAGGGGCTGGCTGCATACCTACACTAGAAAAAGTAGAGTCGCCGCCGTAAATAAGCGATACCCTAACTGTCTGTATTCCATCGGGCCTAGGCTGCTGTAGTGCAATAGGCTCATTAATTGCTCGTTGCGTATTTAACTGAGGATGCTTGGGCTCATAGCATTCCTGACATACCTTAAATCCCGTCCATTCCTTTTTCAACTCGTTCAGCTTGAACTGCTGACCACACTGGTCGCATATTCCAAGCGCATATTTACCGGCTGTATAGGACATCTTACAAACTAAAATCCGGGGTTAGATACACACTAGCAATATCACGATCTTCCTGCGCAGCGCGTATGAATTCCTCATCGTATATCTGCTTCAAGATTGCAATTCTGTCCGGGGACTTCTTCATTGCAAGATAGTATGCAAGACCGGCAACCAAACAAGGCAGGAAACGAAAGACAATGTCCGCCGTATTGGTAAATCCCCCCGTATCTTCAATGCGCCTAACGCCATAGTACCGAAATATGTAGGGTTCTGAGCTATCTGGAGCAGGATAAACGAACAATTTAGGCGAGATTGTACGTTGCACATAAAACTGAGAAGGACGCGACATCGTGTTCTTGTCAGGCAAGTGTAAATACTCGTTCTGGCCAATTCGATCTATCGTAATGTCCTGCTGAGTCTGCCCTGATCCAGTACGAATAACCGCCGACAAGACATTTACGGTATCAGAAGGTAGCGTGTACTCCGCCTGCCCTGATACCATTGTCACGGACCGCTGTTCAATCGTCCAAAGATTCAATCCACGGTTAGCCCACTCTGCAAACAACAGGTTCAACGACACCCGCGCAGTGCGCATGTCAAAACCTTCTCTCGTCTCCAGCCCGCAACGCTCGTATGCCTCGTTGATCAGGTCATCGAACTCAAGATTAAAGGTAGCGGTGCCGGAGGTAGTCATTTAGCAAATCCTTGCTTTTTGTGGGCGCGCTTTCCCTATGCCTCTTACTTGAATCTCGCCCCCACTGGCATATTCCATCATCTTGTGTTTTTTACTGCCCGCGGTATGTTTCATTAATGGGCCATTTTCTTTTGTGTGATGGCTTTTTGGAGCCTCACCGGGACCAATCATTTTCCCAATGTCCGGATCTCTACGGCTAGGGGTAACTGCTCTACCAATACGGCTCAACGTGCCGCCTTTAGCAAATTCTTGCCCCTTACTAGCCTTACTGAATTTCTTTGCAACAGAGACAGGAATGCCTACCTTCTTAGCAAAAGCAGGATTATGCGCTGCCGCATCCATCAACTTCTTTTGTTTGGCACTCTTAGCTGGCATGTTTGCTCTCCATTAATCGATCTATCTTTGCATCCAGCCGATCCAACCTGTCTAATACTCGCGTGATGTCAGCATGTACTTCCACCCGCGTGAGGTATTCTTTTGCTACTTCTTCCCGAGTCTTATTCAACAGTATCTGAATACGATGCAATTCCTCGGACTTTTCCCGCATTATCCAACCAATAATCGCCAGCAAAAAGGATAGCAGCGCATTCCACAATACCATTTCCATGTCAGCACTTCCATCTTTTACGGGCCTGTCGTAACCGGCTATTTGGGTCTGCTGCAGCCTTAGGGAACTTATCCATCTGGCCCTCACTGCGTGCGCAATAAGACTTTCTACGCGCAGCGCGAGCATCAGAAGGCTTATCCTCTGTCACTGCAGTACTCAATTTGCTTCCCGGATTAGCTTTCCGGTAGGCCTTTACGCCTTTTTCAGTCATCCCCGCCCCTGTCTTTGTCGGGCGAAAGTTGCCCGACTTAACAGAGGTTTTAATGGGGACTTCTTTCTTGCGGGGCATGATTAGCAGATTTTGGTTTTCTGCGTACGGGCTGCGCCATAACCACGGCCAGTGACACTGCCACCGTCCGCGTAACAAGCTGCGCCGCCTTTTTTCATGCCAATGCTCTTGCCCATAGCCATTTTCTTATGCTGATTAATGGCTCCACCGTTCTTTTTCATCATAGGAACAGTGTCCATACTCAACATATCGTCGCCAGCCATACCTTTTTTGGTAGATTTGACTAGTTTCATGCCTTTATCCATCGACATGCCCGACTTTTTACGCTTTTTGTTCATCTTCATCATCATTTTTAGCTCCTTATGCCCAGAAGAATGTGGCAGAAATAACAGTAGTAAGGTCCGCGTAAGCCCCGTTTTTAAACAAAATACCGTCCTCGGGTAGTGACATGTAAATGGCACTACTTCCCAAAGGAACATCTATTCTGTAAAGAACCGTGCCGCCATTGCCGTCGGTAATGGATACCGAACCTACCCCAGCGTCAGGAGAGACATATATCGCCTTAATACGGGTGCGGCCAGTGAAAATGGCCCCATCCGTAGTGCGGTATGTACTCTGTAAATCGCTCATGTATGCCATGGCGAACTCCTAATTAGGTGGCAGAAAAGAGAATCGAAGCGGCCAAGGTACAGAAAGCATACGCAAACCAGCTTGTGCCATCACTGACCAATTCAACGCGGTCGCCTGCAACCGAAGAGCTCGCAACAAACGTAATAGTGTCGTCAGCAGTACCCGTATCACCGGCTGCTCCTGCGGCATTGTATTGTTGACCTTTGATGATGTTTGCACCACCAGAAGTAACCACGGTGTAAGCCGTACCTACTGGAGCAGTTTTTACGATGAACGTAAAGCGCAGACCACTTACTGGAGTAGGAAGAGTCGTTGCAAACTCTGTAGCAGAGTCTAAGAAAATAGTTTTGCCGCTATCTGCAGCAGTCAAAGTGCTGGCAGCGGTAGAAGTAGAAACTGCGATTGGTCCCAGAAATCCATTGTTAGAGATTACTGGACCCGTGAAGGTAGTATTAGCCATGAAGATGTCCTCACATGCAAGTTTAGGCGTATCTGTCTGCATGTCGTCAGCCGGGGCTGTCAGATACACCGGAAAATCCCGGGATACCGCCAATATACACTATTGCCAATAAAAGAAAAGGGGGCCGAAGCCCCCTTTTTTAACGCCCCATTAAGCCGGGGTGTAACCTTCTGAACCCCAAATTGCGCGAGGATCGGACCAGCCAAAGCTATAACGCTCACGAGCCTTATAGCGGACGTTACCCGTATCAAAGTCGCCTTCAAAAGCGGTCTTGATCGCGGTACGCTGGAACATCTTCATGCCGTTAGGCGCATCAGTCATCAGGAACCATGCATCTGGGTCCGTCAGGAAGTGGTTAACGAAGTAGCCTTCTGGCACCATGCCCATCGATTTGATGGCGTTGATGTCGTTGTCTGCGGATTCGGTACGCAGGGTCGATTTCATCAGGCGCTCTGCGGTAAATTGCAGTTCCTTAGGAATGATCATGCGACGGACCGACAGAGCAACCTTCAAACCACGTTCGTCAGTGAAACCGGCGACATCAATAATACCTTGCTCAAGCGAGGTTTCATTCAGGTCGGCAGCAGTCGCTGGGACGTTGCTGAAGTTAGGGCCAAGAGCGGTTGGGTGGGCGCTGTTACACAACGACACGCCGTCACCACCGTTGTAAGGGCCAGTTGTGTTGAACGCATTGTTCAGCACAGAAGCCGCTTTAACTTGCTTGGTGTATTGCATCGAACGAGCCAATGCTTTGGTGTAGCGGCCTGAGAGACGGTCGTAGAGATTGTCTTCGATTGCCTCTTCGGTCAGCGCGAACGCCAGAGCGATGGTTTCGTGGGTGTAGCGAGCAGTAAACGATTCCTGCGCGTTGTCATACGAAACGCCAGCGCCTTCATTCTTGGTCGGCGCTTCGTCAAAGCCGGTCAACATGACCTCTTCTTCAAATGCACGATCAGATTGTTCGACGGAGAAAATGGCGGTGTGCTCATTTTCATAGCGTTTGTATTCCATGCCGAACAGAGCGTTTAGGCCCGGCTCCAGCTCTTTTACGAGTTGTGAACGAGAAATAGCCATGGTTTAGCTCCTATTAGGCTGGAACTGTATTAGCAACGCCAGCGCTGCCGTACAGGTGAGCATTGATCTTCACAATGACTTGGGTGTAATTCGAACCCAAAGCATTGTCCGGTTTGGTATAGAGGCCAACAAGGGTCAGAACCAGCGCGGCATTAGCCGTGATGCTAGAAGAAGACAGAGTTGTACCTGAATTACCATTGATGGTGCTACCTGCAGCATATGCAATGCTTGCTTGATTACCAAAGTCAGCTTGGACTACGTCCGCGTCTGCTTGGATCAGGAACAACTGGTTTGGATCGTCAAGCACTTCAGCCGTGATCTGGCCAGTAGTGATGTTGACAGAACCGGGATAGTAGTTCGACCAAGTTGGCTTGCCCGAGGTTGGATCGACATAGTTACAGCCATTGAACACGCCAACTGCGACGGTGTGCAAAGTAGCATCAAACTTGACGACATAACCGTTCTTGATGGTGACCAAGTCACCTTGATAAATAGCGCCGGATTGATTGTCCGCGATCAGGTAGCCGTACTGCTTCTGTGCACCAGTAGCAGAAAGGTTACCCATCGGGCGCAGACCAAAAGGCTTATTTGTATTTGCCATTTGAAGCTCCTAAAAGGTTGTGAGGTCTTAACGACCTCCGAAAGTAGTGCGAGAAGAGCGTTGAGCCTTCTCAATACGCATGGTTGAATGAGCGTTTTCGCGCATCATCTCATTGTCTACTGAATGAATCTGATCCTGTGCCTTGCGGTTGTAGTGAGCATTGCGTTCGGCCAGAGTTTCATTAGGAATACGAGCAAGCAACAGACCGCCAACACCAACAACGCCAGCATGCTTACCATCTTCGATAGTAGGCAGTGTGTTGCGGTATTCTTCCGGTAGTTCTTCGTCGCGAACAAGCTCATAACCCTCTCGCATCCTACCGTAGACGTGTTGTTTGTCGCTAAACCCATTGATCTCGGCACGAATCCAGCGATGCTGAAAACCTTCAGGGGCAGGGGGCGCGTCCAAACGCGAAGGAGGAGCCCAAGGCTTGCGGCGCGCTTCTTTTTCCCGAGTAGTACGGGTTGCGCGGTCGATAGTAAGTTTTTCTTGGCTCATTTGTTACTCCTTCACGTATTTGGCATATTCCTCGAGAGGAACGCCCAGTTTCTTTGCAATAGCAACCTGACTCGGCGATAGCCGGACAGAACGGCGTGCACTATTCACCCCAGAACTACGAGATGCAGGAGCAACGGCTGGCACGTTCGACCGTTGTCTCTGTGTATTTGGAGCAGGCGCAAACTTCGTTGGAAAGTCAGTTCTAAGCCTGTTATCTAATTCAGTATAGTACTCGTCAGAATTTGGGTCAATCCCTTCTTCGTCAACGAGTGTCTGATGTAAGCCCCATGCAGCATAAGTCATGGTTCGATCTTTGCCAAACCATGGATTCTGCTCTGCCCACTCTTCCGCCCGCGGGCTAGGAGTAGGGCGTGCTGGTTGTTGCTGTTGAGCCGCATATTGCTGCTGTTGCGCCTGATATTGCTGCTGTTGCGCCTGATATTGCTGTGCCTGAACCGTATCATGCAACTTGCGCTGCTCATACGTAAGTTCAGACAACTTTTCTTGGGCTTCTGTTTCCGTTTCGATATCGCCTTCTTCTCTAGCGCGTCGAATAATCGAGCGTAGAGTAGCTTGCTGCGTATCCATACGGGATTTTGTCTCAGACATGCGGCTTTGGTCTGTCTGCACCAATTGATGCTGAAGAACCTGTGCCTGCGACTGAACATTCTTCGCATATTCCAAGGCTGCTTGCTCACGCCGCTCCGCTTCACGCATCTTGGCAGTCAGTTTAGCAATGCGACGCTGTACGTTCTCGCTAACCTGATCTAACTCATTGCGTTGAGCCGAAACAGCAGGCTTTTCTTCTTGTGGTGCTTCTGGCGCATTGTTTTCTGATGCATTTATTTCAGGGGATTCCGTAACTTCTACGTCTGTCGTTACCTCATCTTCCCCGAGGTTAAATTCAAGCTGATTATCTGACATTACGTTGGCCATATCGATCCTTACATGTGCAGAATGTCTTCTGGATTGTTGATACGAGCAAGAATCTCATCATCATTGAGAATCCTGATCTCCCCTTCGTCCAAACCGATACGCGCACCCGCATACCGGCCAAAAATTACCCAATCCCCTTGCTTGCACCACGCTCCGTCAGGGAACTTGGTGGTATCGCGGTAGGCTAAATCGCCCACAGCCAATACGTAGCCACAAACTGTCGTTATTTGCTGGCGTTCACGGGTCTGGTCGGCAAGAATAATGCCGCCTTTTGTTTTTGCCGTGCCTTTGTAGGGGAGAATGACAACCCGCCAGCCTGTTGGCTTCGGGATTCGGTCCAGAACGGATTGGTCGATGTTTTCAACAGTAAGACTGCCGTCATCGGCGTAGGCATCGTCAAGTGTAGGCTCCTTTTCAGCCGCATCTTGTGCCCATTTTTCTTCGAGCGCTGTCATTGTCATAGATGGGTCCTTAATCTTCAGGGTTTTTCTTCAGAAGTTCTGCAATAGCCACTTCCACGAATTTGTAACCCTCAATACGACCCATCAAAAACCGATACTGCTCCATATCACGTATTGATCCATTGATAACGAGATCCTCGGAGTTCCTCCGAAGTTTACGTACCTCTGCCAACACGCGTTCAGTAAATCCAAGCATGGAGTTCTCCAAGAAGCAGACAGTTTTTGAGCCCTATCTGAAGGCTACGTGCATATTATGCACAAATATTTATATAAAAACACTACTTTTATACATGGTCACATGTATAAATTACTCATTTAGGTAATTTTTACCTTTTTAAACGCGTCCTTCCGGTAAACGTAGGTCGGACGAGGGTCAGAAATTGTTTCACGTGGAACAGTTTTAACCTTTTTAACGATTGGTTTAGGTGATTTTTTCATCTTACTGGGTCCTTGGCGCATTTTGTCCTCCGGATTGATTCATCTTAGCCAAGGTTACGGCATTACGCTCCGTGGCGATCTGGTCTTGCTGCTGCAAACGCTGTTGATCAATCTGCATATCGTTGTTTTCACGCTTTTGATCAAAGGCCAATCGTTGCTGCTCACCCTGCGCACGCTGCTGATCGCGCTGCGCGACCTGCGCTAACTCCTGCTTCTTCAATTCAATCAGAGGATCGGGCTGTTCCTTGCCTGCACCAGACAATTGATCCGCCATATCTTTAGCTTGCTTGTAGAATTCTGTTGCCTTTAAGGAAATCATCGCCTCGCGCTGCAGTGCAGACACCATTCCTTCAGGGTCAGTGCCGTATTGACGGAACAATTCTGCTTCTACAAACTCTTCCGCCTTTAACGTCACATGCTCGAAGATATGTTTCTGGATATTGACCACCACGTTAGGCATCGTTCCAACAATAGGCGACATCGCAAACATCAAGTGCGACATGATATGCGAGTCATGCTGTTGGCCTGCATACGCTTTCAGTGGTGAGCCATCCAACGCTTGGGAGTTCTCGCTCAACGGATCTTTCGGCTTGTCCACATCCTGCGAATTCAAGATAGCGTCCACGTCCCGCACACCAATAGCCTCATACATGCGACGATAAGCTTCGTACATGTTATGCATCTGTGGCGCGCTCTGCGCTAACTGCAACTGTGTCTGCGCCAACGTAATGCGCTGGGCTACAGAGAAGATGTTTGGATCGGATACTGGCAAGACATCAATGCGGTCATCGAAGTCTTTTGCCTTGATCGAGCGGCTCTCCCCCGGCACATCGTATGGATAGTCAGGCGGTAAATACCTAGCAAAGCCTTCTGCCAGTAATTGAAACTCCAGCTTCTGGCTGTAATGCAAGCGCTTATGGATGGCCGACATGACGCTGGAACCCTTCTCCAGCAGCGCGATTGTCGTACCCACAGCAGCGTTCTGATTGCTATCACCTACCTGCAGATCAGTGATGGACGCTAAACGCCGTCCAGCCTCTACACAGAAGCCCAGCAAGGAGAACAAGGTCTGGCTTGGCTCTTTGTATGGCAGTGGCAACAGAGACTGCGTCAAGTCCATACCGCCCGCATCCATATCTCGCCACTCTCCCGGCGCGATAGGCACGTCATCATTCTCGATCCGCGCACCTTTAGCCTTAAAGCCCGCTGGCAGATTCGCCAACGTACCGGCATCGGTCAACTGACGCAACGCTGCACTAGCCGTCTTAGTCAAGCCACCAATCAAATGCAAGAAGCCAAGGCCATAGGCCCCCGGGCCTTGAACCAAGAGGTAATGTACGTAGTACTCTTTACGCTCTTTCTCTTCGCTTTTCTCTTCCCAATTGCGGCGAACACCCACAACCTTTTGGCTTGTCTCGTCAACGGTAATGACATAAGGCAGCTTGATGCCAGTAGGCTGGTCATCCTCATCCATGTCCTCGAAGCCCGGTAAGTCATAATCCACCTGAAATTCCAGCAGATAGATTTCTTCTTCCTCACCGTTGGGCGATAAGCCCGTAGCTTTGTCAATCGCTTCTTCAATCTGCGTGGATGCTGCGTCAAGAGAACCTTCCGCTAAATCTAAGTACTGACCGCGGACCACGGCTTTTTTGTAGGAATTCATGGACATCGGCACGCGGTACGTGATCCGCTCGCACTTGCTCATGACGGAGGATCCGTAGTACGGGATGTATAAGTTATCCGCGGGGATCATCTCGCTGACCATGCGACTCTTGTCGTGGTCGTAGTAAATCTTCTTAAACGCCGAACCGCCGTAACCAATATAGAACAGCATCTGGTCAAAGTCCGGTGTGTACTCCGGCATTTTTGTGGTGATCTGGTAGTTCATGAATTCTTTGACGCGCTGCGCCTGCATCAAACGCTCACGCGTCTCTTTGCCCAAGACTTGTGTCTTAACAGGGCCGCCGGCTGGCATCATTTCTTTCAACGCCTGTGCTTGGAACTGAACGATAGCCTCGGTTAGCATAGGGTGGTACACGCCGCTCGCTCCGCGGAACGGCTTAGTGCGCTCCTCGAATGACAAGCCCAGTAGATCCATACCTTTGCTGTACTGTTGCTCCCACTGATCGCGCGAAGCTTTATCTGCTTCAAACAGCAGCATCAAGTCGTCGGAGATCGCGGTCCGCACGTCTTCAGGAAGAACTTCGGCAAGGTTTGCGTCAAACTCTACGTCATCTTCTTCTTTGTCCAGATTGACGGTAACGCCACCTTCTTCGTCAAATTCAATCTCGATATCAGGCAAGTCTTCTTGCTCAATTTCGACATCGACGTTCAAGCCGTTAGGTAGGCTGTTTAGTTTTTCTACTGGCATGGCGTGTCCTTATTTCAAACTGGTTTCTGGCATGAAGGTAAGATTCTTCTTCTCTGTGCCGTATATTTTTTTGACGTAGTTATTCGTTCCCTCTATCACCGCTTCTGGGAAAGTCATTTTATCTAAGCGATTAAAAGGAATGGTGGACAACGATTCTATTAATACATTACGGCTAAAGAAAGGTAAACGAGAAGCGGTTGAACCATACAGATCATAAACTGGTTGACCGGCTCTTTCTCCTGCCTTAGTCAATCCGGTTAGCTGATCATAGATCGCATCAAATTTAGTCAAGGCTTTCTTATCGCCCTTACGCGCAGCGTTTAATACAGTAGGATCTTTTGCATATTCCTTGATATCTTTAAGCAGATACGCAGGAAGTTTTCCATCCAAAATAGCTTGGCGGATCGGATCGTTCTTCGACCCATAAACATTGTAGAAGTAATCAGAGGCTTTCTTATCCAGCATACTCAATAGCGGTCCGCGGTTCGGGGCATATGCAGGAAGGATGTTGTCCACGCCAATCTTATAATCGTTAACCAAGCTATCTACATTCTTCAGCGTTGCGCCTGCACTTGCTTCCCTCGGTATGATATACGAAGGCTCTGCTCCCGGGGCCATTTTCATCAAGGCCTTTTCCACCTGTGGGCCAGAAGATTTTAATCCAGCCAATGCCGCCTTTGCCGCACCTTTAGCAAAAGGAAGTCCAGTAGTAGGATCAATATAAGTTCCCACTTCTTCAAAGCCTGCCGCTTCCTTAGTAGGTGTGGTCATGCGTTTTGGCATTTCCGTCTTTAATATCTCATCCGTGGTTTTAAACTTACGCTTCTTCTCGTCACGGAAAACAGATTCCACATCCCCTACCATTCCGGGAAACGATGCAGCAGAACCTCTACCTAAAGACTCCGCATTAGACACACCTTCTTTGGCAATACCCTTTAATGCGCCCATCGCTTCCTTGGCGCTCAAGCCTTGGGGCAGAGTCATTGCCTTGACGGTGTCCGCGGTCACCGGGCCGGTGTCCATACCCATTGGATCTTGATAGTACTCCCCTTCTTCAGGAGAACCGCCTGCACGTTTGACGGGAACAGAAAGTTGTATCGGCCTACCTTTACCCGGGGGCATGTGCCGCCCACCGTACATACGAGCGAGATCGCGCAATCCTTTTTCAGGGGACAAGGAGTGCGTTATGTAGTCGCCATACAAGGCAGGCGGAACATCACGCATTTTTCCCGCCACCTTTGCCTGTATAGGATTGAAATCATACTCATCAATAATTTCATACTGCTGGGTCTTGGGGTTCAAGCGGTAATTGAACTGGCCCAATGAATTAGACAAAGAAGATCTAGCCGATCCCTTACCTTTAAGGATATCGCCCTCTACTGTTCTCTTCTCTGTGTCAGGCAACGTGTTGTAATCCGCATAGGCAATAGAACCTACGCCCTTACCGTTTTTTGCTTTTTCATTTAACGCAATAATATTCTGCAGTTCCGCTAATTCCTTTGCATTAAAGTCCTTGGCGGTAATCGGGCCGCGCTGATCTTTATTGAAAGTATCCAAGAAAATGCGATGGGAGGCAGGAAGGTTCTCGTTATCCGAAGTAGCGGAATATAACTTCATCCCGCCTTCTACAATCTTATCTGACAGCCATCCCCCTGCCCTTGTACCAAAGGATGGTTCTCTTTCTTGTGGAATATCCGGGGCGTATTCGTTGACCGCCTCCCCACCTTTAGCGAATGGGGAAGGGATAAGACCGCTTGCCCCTCCTTGTATTGCGCCAGTAATGGGGTTCTGACCTTGAATGATGCTCTTACCCGCACCGATCAACGCGCCTTTACCTACCTCTGCACCAATCGGCCCCCAATTTACTGCGGAAGCTATGGTAGACATATAAGGCAGTGCCCATGGGGCGGCAACAATAGCGGCTGGAGCAATGTAATCCGTCCAGCTATACTTCGGCGCACGCTGCATATTAGAATACTGCAAGGTGTTTTCCATCGGCACCAACCTATCGCCCACGCGCTGATACATTACCCGCGCATGATCGCCACCAATGTCAGGTCGATTGAAGGCAGAATTGGCTGTACCGGCAGGGGGAACATAACCCTGCACCGCATAGTAATCCTTCATCTTCTCATCCAGCGCACCGTACAAAGCATTCTCATCCAACGCACTAGTCTGTTGGCCATACTGGCCAGTGCTGGTTTTCATGTACTGTTCAGGGTCCAAGCCATACTGCTTTGCCGTTCCCAGCAAATCGCCTGCAAACTGACTCCCACCTTGTATCCCACCACCCAAAGGTGCGCGGTACACGCCTGCTGCTGCCGCACCACGGGACAACTCGCCTGACATAGAAGCAGGGTCCCAACCAATAGCGTTGTCAGCATTGACTAAATCGCCCGTTACCCGCTGTTCGCGGTCCATGACCCGATCTACTTCCGGCGCGTACAGCATCGGCAAGCCATTGTAGGTACCGTACTGACCACCTACACCGAAGCCCGGACGATTTTCCGCTTGCGTAATAGCAGGCATACCGCCAATGAATTGCGACCCTAGCTGTTGTGGTGTGAGCTTTTCCTGCTGTGCGCGGTTGACCCAGTAATTAAAGCCTTCGGTATCCGGCGTTTGATTTATGCGCTGATACATCCGGTTGACTTCGTAGTACGGATCGTCAGCAACATCTGCCGCCGCCATGAAGGCTTTTTGCAATTCTTCAGGAGACTGCTGATTACTCTGCGCACGCTCCGTCCAATACTTCAACCCACCCTCGTCAATAGACTCACCGCTGCGTTTAATCTGTGCGTATAAATCACGGGCAGTAGCTGCTGCTTTCTCGCCTTCTTCAGGAGAGCCTTCGGCACGTTGGACCGGCTGCTGCTGCTGCTGGGCTTCTTTTAACATACGCAATGCATCGCGGGCAGAGTTACCTCTTCGCGGCACGCCACCATGCGCTAAACCTTCCGGTGCCTGTGCTATCTGCTCCTCGGGGAACGGTGACTGATACGTCATTTCCATGCCCGCGATCCGCGGCGGGGGGACAGATGCCGCCTCTTCCGCTAACTTCTCCTGCTTTGCAGCGTACCGCTCGGCAATAGACTCCTCATCGTCGTCATCTTCCCGCGTATCGCCCAACGCCATTGCAGCCAACGCCGCCTGATAGTTAGGACCCAAGTCCGCCACCATCTCTTTGGTAATAGATACAGGAGGTTTTGCCGGTGCGGCTGGAGCTACCCTGTTGGTAGACGCTTTAACAGGAGGTTTGACCTTGACCGGTGGGGCAGAAGCTAACTGCGAACCCTTAGGCAAACTCGCCTGAATGGTCTTGATGTATTTCTTCGTCTCTTCGGGCAACTTATTAAAGTCGCCACCCTTCTCTAACCACTTATTAACCTTGCCCGGCCCCCAATTGTACGCAGCCAAGGCAGTCGTCGTATCGCCATACTTACTTATCATGGCCTTCAAGTAGTCCCGACCTACCCGCGCCTTCTCCTCCGCACTGCTATCTTGCGCCGGAGTGACACCAAAGCCCGGCTTGGTCTGCGTGGTGGGCATGACCTGCATTTCACCCTCCGCACCCTTAACAGAAGTGAGTAACTTACCGGCCTTATCGAACCGCTTACCGCGGCTCTCGGCCTGCATCACTGCGTTAATAAGAATATCGTCAGGAGTGGTGGCCATAGTAGGTCGCGCAAAAGGGGGAATTGTCGCTACGCTACCATTTTATCTAATAATACTCAACCACCCTCTGGTCCACGTCCCGCTCTTCGTCGTCATCGTCGTCCAAGGAAATAAAATTACCTTGCCTAAAGCGCATTAACGCCATAATCGTGGCATCCACTTGGTCATCATGCGCCCCATTCGGAAAAGCTGCACACTCCTCCACCAATTCCTGCGCAAACTCCTCCTGCTCTGGATACCACACCATGCCAGATTCCAACAAAGGAGCCACCGCGTTAGCCCGGCTTACCTTATCCTGCCCCGTTCTCCGCCCACCGGGGCTGTACATCGTCACCGGTATACCCATCTTCCGTAGCTCATGCTGTAACGGCGTACCTGTGGCCTTCGCCTCAATCAAGACATTGTCCGGCTCCCAATACTTATACTCATCCTTGGCAATACGCTTCAATTCAGGAAAGTCCCAACGCCCCTTCTTGACCGACAACAGAATCAAATTAGGGCCAGAGTCAGCAGAAGGATGGAACACGCCCCACGTCGCGATGACAGAGAAGTCGGCCGTCTCCTTTTTACTGTACGCCGTATCGTAAGTCTGAATTACATACTCGCAAGCCGGAGGATCATCGTACTTCCAGCGCCGCCACCAATCCCGCTTCAATATCGCCCCGTCGTCATTAGTCGGCTGCTGCTGCCACTGGGCATTCCACTTCTTCAAGCCAATGGACATCTTGACTTTTTCTAGCTCCTCTATCACCCAATACTCTGGCCACAACGGATTGCCAGAAGGTAGGATGGCCGGGAACTCCAGTAACTCCCACTGGTCCGTCTTTAACTGACCCTGCTGACGCAACAACCGTCCAGACAGATCATCCATCTTCCATCTTGTATTAATAATAATGATCGCACCGTTAGGCTGCAATCGCTGCCGCGGACCGGAGGTGTACCACTCCCACGTGTTCTCCATCGCTGTGTCAGAAATAGCATCCTGCTCGTCCAAGATATCGTCAAGAATAATGATATCCCCGCCGCGGCCCGTCATTGCACCGCCCTTACCAATGAAGAACGCTTCGCCGCCCGCGCTGGTATTCCAACGGCCCGCAGCCTTTGAGTCAGCAGATAACTTCGTGTCAGGAAATAACTCGCCGTACTTGTCATCCTCAACAAGATTTCTAATCATCCGGCCGAAGCGCTGTGCGAGTTCCGCGGTGTGCGAACCGACAATGAGTTTGCTTTGTGATAACTTGCCCATCAGGTAGGCAGGAAATAAATAACTGCCCATCTGTGACTTACCGTGGCGCGGGGGCATCGCGATCATCAAGCGTTTGCATTTGCCCGCGACTACACGATCGAGGGCCGCGGCTATGATCTTGTGGTGCTCGCCTACCAGCATTTCTGGCCAGACGTATCGGCAGAAATCTAGGAAAGAAGAGGTGGCCTTGTCTCGCGCTTCGAGGAGCGAGAGGCGCAGCTCGAGGCGCAGGCGTTCGGATTCAAGTTCTTCAGGTTTCATAATTTAATAATATATACCCCCTGTGTGCATTTTACAAATGATAGGGGGTGTTTATGGGGCAGGGAGGGGGAGGGGGTCCATCTTCTAGGATGGTTTCTGTTCGTGTTAAATAGAGCGTAGCACGTTTTTTTTCCATAGGGGCCAGCTATGGCCCTCCCCCCTCTGATAGGTCTCAGCTATTGCCTGACTGTTTCACGTGAAACAGTGAGCATAGTCGGCGCCTATCGGGTCATGCGACCCGATAGGAATAATTGTCTTGACTATGCTGTGACAGCTTCGTCAGTAACAAGCGCTGCGTTGTATGCATCGCAGGCCGCAGTTGCTGCAGCCTCGCTGGTATGCACGTTGCGCGTCTGGATCATCACGTTTTGCTTGTTGCTGACGTAGTAATGACTGACCTTGTAATCCTTAGTACCCTTGCTGGTCACCTTGTCCAGCAGTGCCAGTGTGCCGACCAGCTCAATGATTTGCTTGTCGGTCATCGATGCTGGCAGGATGTATTCTTCCCAGCCTAGGGTGACGGTGCGGACTGGCTTAGTGTTTGTTGTCATTTTCTCTATCCTCTATAAGTTTCCATGGCATCGGTTGATGCCATGGAGAAATAATACTATTAGTCCGCTCGGATGTCAACTTTAAAATTCATGTTTTTGATTGCGTCGCCGATCATATCTTCCATGTCGATATCGTCGATCACTTGTCCGATCGCCTCTTGCGCCAAATGATCGATGTCGAAGTTATCCTCCAGCCAGCGCGCCATGTGCACGTCAACCATATGCGCGATGCGCGATTCATCGATTCCGACATCAGGCTGGTCAGCGGGGGCAATGGTCGCCGGTTCAAGATCATTGATCGCGTTTGCAATCGTATTGACTAGAACGTGCAGTGCGGTGCGCGCCGCCGCACGTGATCCAGCGTCCGGCATGCCTGTCAGCATGTCATCTGCAAACTGCCATGCTGCAGTGATATCCGATCCGCGATCCGCGAACAAGCTAACGCGAAGGGTTGCTGCTAATGTTGAAGGTCTCATCTTCTCTATCCTCTATAAAGGGCGATCGGCCGATCACCTTGAATACATTATCGCAGCATAAATGCTGCGAGTCAACAATAGTTTATTGTTTTCCATTATTCGGTAAAACCGAATAATGGCGCGCGAATCGCGAACAATGCTTTATGCCGCCATTGTGCGGAAAAACCGCACAATGTGCCGCGAACCGCGAACAATGCAGCACAAACCACGCGCCGCGCACCACGCGCCACGTCCAGCGAGACACGCGCCACGCACCGCGGGGCTGGTTTAGCTTACTAAAATTAATCGTCAGTATAGAAAAAAACCGGTCAGTCACAGAATGAAGAACCGGTTTTTTTATGGTCACTTAAGTATTATTATGATTTAAGCGGACAATAATTCCAAAGCGCGGTTTTTAATCGCAGCACCAGTGCCAAACCATGCCGACTCTAAACGCGTATTATCAGAGCGGCCGCGCTCATGATCGACCAATTCAGTGACAGCATTGAGCATGCCCCAACGCGTGCCAATTACGCCCGCTATATCAGAACCAATGGCCGCGCCATTGAACAGTGCGAACACGCGTTTATAAGCGCGTGAGTCGGATATATCAAGCTTGCCCGTGTGATACGGTTTCAACAATTCAGTGATGAATGCATCCGCCTCAAAGCCGCTCATTGGCACGCCTGCAAGCTGGCGCGACTGCACCATGAAAGCCTCGAATTGATTTGCAACAATGCCCAATTGTAGACGGACTTCGTCCGCATCGAACCGTTCGCTATGCAATACACGAACGGCCGATTTTATATAACCCTTGTCGTTTTCCGTTTCACCCTTAATCACGCGGCCATTACTGTAGCCGCCGACTGCCGCGGTTATGGTGTTATTGCATACCACGCGGATAGCTGTGAATTTTGCAATGGTTGCCATGGTTCCATCATAGGACGTGCCCAGCAAAAGATACGGTTTAACAATGTCACCATCTACCACTGGCGCGCCAGTGCCTACGCTGGCCAATGCCCACACCCTGCGGCCATGCGATAAAGCTCCCGCGGTTTCCATCTGAAAGCCACCAATATTTGCAAGCTTGCGAAAAAAGTCCATCACCTGCTGCGGCTGGACTACGTTATAGTCTTTTGACACTACCGCCAAAGGCGCGCCAGTATCTGAGCGGTGCAATACTTTCCGCGCTGGCCATACCTGATACCCTGTTACCGCGGGCGTAGTGTATTCGACGGCCGATTCCAAAACGGTATAAGACAATCCCGCTTCCGCTGTCCATTGCTCGATTGTTGCGTCCGGTGTCAGTGCCTGACCTAAACCATGCCATGGGGTTTTGCCTGCAAAAGCCATTGCAGCAGTTCCGGTGGTGGTGTCTATCATGTGTGCCATGCTCTCTATCCTCTCTGAAATTCCGCTGCCGTCAGCGGATAACTGAATAATAGTCTAATGTAAGTCATGCCGCCAATTGATTGTTTTTATCGCCTTGCCCGCTTATATAGTTTCGCACTACCGCCGGATGAAAACAAAAATAATTCCTTATTTTGCTCCTGCGCTCCATCGCTGTGTGCTCTTTAAATTTCGGAATAATGCCGCGAGACTTTAACGCACCAATCAATGTTGACGCGTCGCAATCCTCCTCTAAAAAAGCGCAATTGTTGCGGATATACGAAAAACAACTTATTTTTTCGTATATGTCCAATTCAATCAATACCGAAAACGGAACCTTAATCCAACCATGGCCGGAATCGGAATACACGTCGAATGTCGTTTTCATGTCAGCATTCCTTCCTGCGCCCAAAGCATGGCACGTTCAATAACGCTGGCTAATGCTTCGACTTCGTCATATAGCCGCCTCGCGGGATAATACTCGAATGGTTCCCATGGGAACATTTTCTCTTTCCCGCTTTCGTCCGACGTATCATCGGTGGCCAATAACGCCATCGGATCGTCGGGAAATTCATCCTCGCCTACATTAACAAAAAAATGTCCTAGCGCTACTTCAAGCGCATATTGTTTTATTTCCTCTTTCGTTTTCATGGCAACACCTCCGAAATTGTGATTTTATTAACCGTTTCATCTGAGATAACCTCGAGATCTGCACCATTGCTTGTATCTGTGATGCACTCAATAGTTGCCACTTTACGCAAAGCATCATCAAAGCTATGCGCTTCAATAGTGCGCCACACGTTAACCCTACACGTCACAATGTGATTGACCTTGAATTTTTTCATGCTCTCTATCCTCTCTAGTGTTCGCTGCCAATCAGCGAATGACTAAACAATACCGCATTGTTCAGCACAATAGCCAATTGATTGTTTCAATCAATATCTGATCAACGATTGTCAACGTCGATCGAACACGTCGCAAAGCCACCACAGAATAAAAATCAATGCCAAAGCAAATAGGAACATGTCACGCCCCCACCGAATCAACAACAAAGCCGCTTTTGTCTTTTTTTGCCCGCCCCTTTGCATATAACGCAACAATCACGTTTTTAGCGTCGAGGTGTCGCAAATCAGAATCGTCACCGTCAACACAGTTTAACCCTGCGAATGTCTTCGGGATTGTCTTGCGATCTCTAAACACTACTGCGATTCGCTCTTTATTCTGCAGTGCTTTTTTGACGTACGGCTGAAACTGCACCACGCCGGAATAGGAAAACGTCAAGTCATAATTGGCAGGAATGTTTTTACGGTTCGGGATTTTTGTGTAATCGTAGAATTGAACATCAGGAAACCAATCAAACAAGGTTTTGCCCTGAAACAGAATATCTTCCCAACGGATATCGGACGTGCCGTTCAACCGCACCAATGGCGTGAGATTTTCTCGTGCCGCTTTACGTACTAATGCCCGCACTGATTCAAAAGTGTCAAACATGAACGCGTCCCTATCTTCAAAAAATCGCTTTGTCTTCGCGATGCGTGCCTTTTGCACTGAACTAAACGCACCACGTCCGGCCATGTTTAGGCAGGGCTCATGACACTGCGCCATGTCGGCCATTGAACAAACCTGATAACCGCTCAGTTTATAGGGGGCAAGATACAAAATGCCCGTCATAAAACCGTATTGCTGCCCCTTAACGGTTTTCGCGTTGGTGTCAATACTGAATAACTGTTTGAATTTCATGATCTCTATCCTCTATGGTTCCGTTATTAGGAACACTCATTCTATACATTACTGCAGGAAATTCTAATTGTTTTTTTCTATGGCTTGACTATTCCCGATAGATAACTTTTTAACAATGGCCAATCTACTGCATTACTCGGCCAGCTAACAACGGGCGGAACCCTCAAGCCATCCGCAAGCAAAGCCATTGCCTGCCCGCCATGATAGAGATGGACTATTCCGACACGCTTACCTATAGGGGAATGCTTAACCAAAATATAAGCAGGGCAACCATAAAACCAATGGCGAAACAAAAAAGAAACTTGATGCGGGCGAATGCCTACTTTTAGACCACGCTGCACGACCTTGTTTTCCAAAAAGCTAATATGCCCTGTAAGCTTGTCCGCGATGACCATATCAGGGAAACCAAGATTAGCGACCGATTCAACGCGAGATATATCCACGTCCGGCAAGTGCTGACGGATATAGTCAGAGAAAACCGCTTCCGGCTTACGCGCCATCGTCAGGGTCAATCTCGAACATGTCGAGGGCAGGCTCTTCTACAGGGGAAACAAAAGCAGGGTCTTTTTCCCGCTCTACGCTCTCATTTATGGTTTTTGGCGTGATATCAATAATCGCAGTAGGCGGAGGGCCCCCATATAACCGCTTTAACTCGTCAAGCTTGCGTTGAACTTCCTCTTTGCTCATGGAGTCGATAGTGCCATGCCTGATTTCCTTGCGTTCTACGTAGATCGTGCCCAAAGCCTGCCCGCGGCGATACTCCGCTTGCACAGCGGCAGCAAACGCTCCAGCCTCGAGCGCTTTATCCCGAATTAGCTGCAAATCTTTCATGTGCCGCTCGTAGGACGTGTTGTACTTCGATGCAAGCTCTGCGCGGTACTCCTGAATGGCCGCTACGACGTGCGGATTGATATCTGGGTTGGTTAGCTGCCACGCCATCACTGACGCGCTTGTAGGGGTGTATCCAGCCCTTATAGCGGCTTCCTTGAGGGTTACCCTACCGTCGCCTGCTACGTACTCCTGAACAAAGCGCCATTGTTTGGGATTTACGGTCTTTTGGGACTTCAACGAGTTGACTTTGCCCGCCATGCGGTTGGCAGACTTTTGTTGAATAACAGGAGGGACGTTCCAGACATCCTTCTTAGCCATTACTTGATTCTCCAAAGCCGCCAGCCGTTCTGCACCTTCCGAACAGAGAACGTCCACTGCGGGTGATACCGCTGGCAAAACCGAACAGCAGCAACGCGAGCGGACAAAGCTCTGCGCTGGCTCTCGAACAGGATGCTATCGCCTTCTTCCATCTCCGCAAATGGATAACGAGCGCGGCTTTCAGGAACCTCAATATTCCGGTCTATTTGCACAATTAAAACCCCTATAACAGATAATCTATCGATACTGGACTTTACATAGCGTTAACCCGTATGTCAAGAGAACAGCACCCCCTTTTCCAACAATTGCCAAAACAGAAAGGCCCAATCCTATATAGGGGGGGGGGTCATCATATGTTTCTAAAAAAGAAAAAAGTAAGTGCTGGGACCTCCCAGAGTATTTCATTTTCTTACGTTTCCATTTTAGATACGTGATGCTCCCGTAAGCCTCAAAACCCGCACCAGCTCTTGCTTATTACGGCATTACGTTCATTACGTCTATTTTCACAAAAAAAAATATTTTTTCATACATGACCCCAAAATATCCTATACAAAACCCCTATTTTGCATAACATCTCAGCTTTCTATAACTTTTCTGTATAAGCCGACCCTCCCCTCATTTCTTGACTTTTTCCTTGCGGCACCCTATCCTTTAACTGTTTCACAGGTATTTCGCTATACACATAAGCAAACAAGACCAACTAACGACGACGAAAGCGAGAAAAATCAATGATCACAGTCTACACATTACAGCCACATTGGAGTAACTTATGGGGCAAATAAAGAAGGCATATCTTGCCGAAATCGAAGCCCGGGCCGCGGGCCTCCCTTGTTTACTCGGTGTCACCCATTACTTCGAGCGTTCTCCTGACTATTCCTCGCGAGACTCGGACATGGATTACCGCGGCTTTGTGGAGGTAGAGTGGGAGTTATTGGATCGTCGTGGGAACCCTGCTTCGTGGTTAATGAAGAAGGTAAGTGCTGACGAGATGGGTTTATTGGAGGATGTATTGATCGAGAGGATGCGTAATGGCTAAAGGTTTAAAGGGTTTTCGGCTTGCTGACATGGAGGAAGCTGAGTTGGAGGCGATGGAAGCGCGTTGTGTGGCTTTGATCAACTTTTTGGAGAAGGAGGGGCATTCTCCTGACAGTAATCTGCCTATCTTGACTTCTGTGTTGCTGGGGCTGGTATGTGCGATGGGTATTCCGTTCCAGCAGTTTCTGGAGCATTTGGTGGATCATGCGTTGGCGATTGAGGACTTTTTGCCAAACGAGGGTGACGAGATACATTAACGCTCGTTAACTCACTTTTTTTAAGAAAGGATTGCTATGTTGATAAATGGTAAGTTCGTGAAGGAAGAGCCGCCAAAGATTGGTGTGTTTTATCTCCCGCAGTACCGCGTGCCGCGGACCACGCCTGAGGAGAAGTGGGTACAGGACATTCACCTTGGCCATAGGGTGGAGAAGGATTCGTTCCTGTCTAAGGTGTTTGGACTAATGTTGCGGATTTAGGGGGCTGTGATGATGGATGATTTCTTAGCTGCCATAGCATGGGCGGTGATTGGCGTGGTCAGTATCTTTCTGGCTATTTTCTTTGTAGTAGAAACGGTAATGGGGCGGTTATGAAAAAAGGTCAGGGCAAGAAGGTAGTGGTACCGCATCCCTTGTGGGATTCGGTTTTGCTGACCCTTCCTGAGGTTATCCGAAATGATAGGGAGTTAGCCAAGGCGTTGGGGATGATGCCTTCTTCGATATCCAAGACGCGCAATCGGCGCAGCATGATCAGTGGGGACGTTATTTTGAAGGTGCATCATTTTACGGGGTGGGAGATATCTCGTATTGAGTTCCTGATAGCGGGCCTAGGGCAGACAAACAAGGGGAAGAAGTCATGAGTATAGAGACGGAAGAGATTGAGTTATCGCAATGTTCTGATTGCGGTTGGGTGGGAGATTCTGACGAGGTGGAGATGGGTTGTGATCCGATGGTATTCCTTGATCCGGTGACCGTGTGCCCTGCTTGTCGGGCCGCGGACAGTGTATACCGGCTGGGGAATAAGAATGGATGAGTCGTTATTAGATTTCTTTGCGGGCATGGCGTTATCAGGATTGGTGGCGCGTAGTCCGTCGGGTGTTCCTGCTGAGACGTTAGCGCATGAGGCGTACTGGCGGGCGGAGGTGATGATGCAAATTAGAGAGGAGAGAAATAATGCAAGCAAAACAGTTAAAAGACCAAAACGGTAGGTGGGCGGTGCAGACACCGTACAAGCTTTTTGATTACCTGCGGGAGATGTACAGCTTAAAGACGGATGCGGAGTTAGCCCATATCCTCGGTGCGCGGACCCCGTTGATTAGTCGGGTGCGTAATGGGGCGATGCGGATCACCCCTGCTTTGATTTTAGCGATCCATGAACAGACCAACATACCGGTTGCCAAGATAAGGGAGTTAGCCAAATGACGAATCGCATGCATGGGTTACGGGAGTTGGTATTGCTGATGGGTATTTTCTTTGGCTGTGCGTTTGGTTTCTTTGTAGGTGAGGAGCAGGGGCGCAATGAGGTGCGCTTGGAGGTACCGAAGCCTATCCCAATCTCTGTAACGGAGATGGAGAATAAATGCGTGGCGTGGTTCTTTAACGCCGATTTGAAGGCCGCGAAGAAGCACATGTGTGGAGGTAAGTGATGACACAAGAAGACATTATTAGTATGTACAAAAAGGCGAATGGGTGGAGTCCAGCAGAATTGGATGAAACAGTCAAAGAACTTGAACGCTTTGCCGAGTTAGTAGCGGAGGCCACCCGTGAGCACAGCGCCAAGATGTTATCTGAAGAAGGCTGGCTGATGGCTGCGACGTTAGTGAGGGTGAAGAAATGACACGAGATGACATAGTACAGATGGCGCATTTAGCTGGTCTGGTAATGCCTAACGGCGGCGCAACTGAAAACCAATGGCGAGGACTTGAGATATTTGCGACATTAATATCGGGTTTAGAGCGTGAGGCGTGTGCGAAGGTTTGTGAAAATGGGACGTTCCTGCATGACTTTTCACCGGAAGCTGTATATAGCAGAGCATGCGCAAGAGCCATCCGCGCAAGGGGGCAGGTATGAATAACAACCAATCGGAGGGGAAAGAATGAGCAACCTGTGGATTAATTGGCGCTTTGGTGCGCGGCATTTACAAATTGGGCCTGATCGTCCGTGGGTTACGTTTCGCGTAAACCCGTTTTGGGTGGAAAACAAACCTACTAAATGGTTTGAGGTGCATTGATGAATAACGACAGAGAACTAATGCAAGATGCGCTGGATGCGCTTAATAACTTTGATAAAGGCAATCATGGGATGAGATGGCAAGTCCCGCTTATTAAAGCACTACGCGCCAGACTAGCGCAGCCAGAACCAGCGCAATGTGACGGTGGGCAGTGTGGTATTGGCGGGTATTGTAAGCAGTGTCCTAAGACGCAGCCTGATGTTCCCGAAACCGCTTTCGGGGAGATAAAGCCGGTGTTATATCAAGTAAGGGGCAGACCTAATTGGGATACAGAGCCAAAGTGGGGGGAATGGAAATTTTGCACTGAGCCTGTAGCAAATGACTATATAAAAACCCCTGTGTTGCACGATTGGGAATATCAAGTTAGAAGTCTCTACACCGTTCCACCGCAGCGCGAATGGGTTGGGCTGACGCGTGAAGAACTTGCAGAGATAGCAGAGTTTCATTTTCACGGCGCGTTATCTGCAAGAGAATTTTATGACGACATCGAAGCCAAGCTAAAGGAGAAGAACACATGACAATGCACACTTACCCGCTAAACGATTTGCGCGAACATGAAACTGATAAAGGTGCATTTTGCTGGTGCAGACCGGAGTACGACGAGGAGTATGACTTGTACGTACATAGAAGCATGGATGGGCGCGAAGAATACGAAGAAGGAAGGAAGCCGACATGAATGAACGAATTAAAGAACTTTGGGCGCAAGCTGCTGAAACAACTCGAGGTGATTCTTGGGAAGAGCAGACAAAGTTTATTGAACGGTTCGCCGAGTTGATTGTGCTGGAATGTATGCGTATGTGTGAGGTTACGGAGATGAGTTTTGTGACTCATGATTGTGATGTTGAGGCATCGGGTGCAATTACTGTTAGAAAATTTATTGCTGAACATTTTGAAGTTGGAGATATACCCGAGCCATAGAAACCAAGCTAAAGGAGAAGAACACATGACTGACAAAGAAGTGATGCAGATGGCGCTGGACGCGTTGAATACATTAACTAAGGAACTTATTGCTTGTAGGGATGAGTTGGCGGAAAGAGGAGCAAGGCCAGAAACTCCCCACAAACAAAAGTTATGGGATTCTGCCTTTAATGCTTACACAGGAATGGCAATTCCAACATATGAAGCCATTCGCGCCCGACTAGCGCAGCCTGAGAAAGAATGGGTAGGACTGACTGACGCTGAGGCAATGGAGATCGAGGACACATCACCGGATATTCGGTGGGCAATTATTCAAGCAGAAGCAAAGCTAAAGGAGAAGAACACATGACATGGCAAGTATGGACAAACATAATGCAGAAGAACGGGGCTTCGACTCATGTAGTGCCATTGAATGATCTTCGAGAGCATGTGGAAGACGCAACGTGCTGGTGTAACCCGCGAGTTGACGAGGAGTTGAACTTAGTTACGCACAACAGCGCAGACAATAGAGAGGCGTTTGAAACAGGGGAAAGGAAGCCGACATGAGCGATCCAGAAATGACCACGTTTGGTATGTACCCGAACTGGGGTGTTGAATACTGCAAATCATATGCCGAGCAACTTAGAGATAAGACACGCGCAAACCGAGCAGAACATGCGGCGGAGTGCATTGAATATCTTTTAAGTGTGGTTCAGAAAGAATGGGTTGGGCTGACTGATGAGGAAAGGCTAAAAACATATTTAGAAGCAGGAAGTAGCCATACAAAATACGGCAAAGCCATAGAAGCCAAGCTAAAGGAGAAGAACGGATGATAGAAAGATTAATGTGTGCACTGTTCGGTCATAAGTACATAACGCAATTGAGGTTTAGTCCCACGTCGCGCAAGGTTGGATGCACTCGATGTGAAAGGGAATGGGCGATGAATGATTCTGTTCGCGCATTTGTAGATTGGAGCGGCGAGTTTGAAGAACTATACAAATTTAATGGGCAGTGGCCGAAACCCAAAGAATGGGTTGGGCTGACGGATGAGGAGATGAATAAGCTACGGCACTTAGTAGACTGGACTGTGCCTTTGGACATTAAGAAGTTTGCCCGCGCCATAGAAGCCAAGCTAAAGGAGAAGAACGGATGACTGACAGAGAACTATTGCAGCAGGCGCTGGATGCGTTAGAAAGTTTACAAGCATGGCCGGAAACACCAGAGAATTTCAAGCGTTTTCGTGCAATAGAAGCACTACGCGCCAGACTAGCGCAGCCAAAACCGGATTACGAAGCCGAGTTTATAAAACATTGGAACGAAGGCAAAGTGCGGCGCGTGTTTGACGGTAAGCGAATGGTTCCAGAACGCGAATGGGTTGGGCTGACGGATAAAGATATTGAAGACTGCTTAGAAATGAGTATTCAGGGAACATGCCGCGCTATCGAAGCCAAGCTAAAGGATAAGAACGGGTACTAACGGCCTAGCGTCAGGCCGGTTTCCCTTGTGACCGCTAGGTCGCCAGACCAAGGGACAACCTAGCCTTTTTATTGTAAAGCATAATAAATTAATTGTAAGGAAAAACGATGGCCGAACAACGAAAACTAAACCAGAACATGTACGCACGCATCTTCGTAATGCTGACCCGTGAGCCGTGTACCACGCACGACTTAGTGGAAGAAACGGGCATCCATCTAGGCACCGCGCAGCGATTGATGCGATGCTTTAAGCGGTACCGATTGGTGCACGTATGCGCGTGGGAAAAAGACGTGAAGGGGAGGGACTGTACGCAGGTATATAAGTTTGGCAACGGTAAGGACAAGCCACGCTCCCGCATGAGCGATGCCGAGCGTACACAGCGGTATCGCAATAAGAAGAAGATGTTAGCGTTGACTAACGTGCTGCATGGGTCGGTGTAATGGATACCTACACATTCGTCATCTGGCTATCTGGGTTTCTGATGGGTTGTGGCATAACAATAGCGGTTATCGTCCTATTGTTATGCCTGCTGTATGACCTTACTTAGCCTCGCCCCAATTAGGACCTACTTCAACGTCTACCTTGGTAGGTATTTCCATCTGTACGCAGTCCATCATGATGGCCGCGGCCCGTTGTGCTTGCTCCCTGCTCTCTACTGACAGTACCACCTCATCATGTAGCTGTAGCAGGAGCGTTTCCCCCGCTTCGTGAAGCGCGATCATCGCCATCTTAGTTTGATCCGCGGCAGACCCTTGAATCAACCTGTTTAATCCCTTGTACGTACCGGCACGCTTGACCCGCGGGCCGTATTCAATGACTGCCTGCTCGTAAGGGAGCGCCTTGTTCACCCCCCACGTCATAGGTTCCCAGAGTGGGAAGCGGCATTTCCTGCCTAGTAGGGTACGGATAGCGCCTGCCGCGGCGGGATGATCGATGCGACGCATGACCGCGTTCACCGTTCCTTTGAGGAAGGGCACATTCTGATGGAACTGATCCATGAGCCGCGCAGCTTCTTCCACGGTTACATCCAGTTGTGCAGCTAATTTTGCCTTTCCCATGCCATACATGAGGCCTAAACCGATGGTTTTTGCCTGTTTTCGCTTAATTTTGGCCATATCTGCGACCATTTGGTGGAAATCTGTGTCCGGATTGTTCTTGTAAGCAGAAACCATCGTGTCGGCCCCGTCTAAACCTAAAAGGGAGGCGTAATGCACGAGCAGGCGCGGTTCTTGGGAAGAGAAGTCATTGGATGCCCAGAGCTGTCCTTCCTCTGGTAAGAATAAGCCGCGGACCATAGGGCCGATGATTTCATGCCGCGCGGGCACTTGCTGGAGGTTGGGGTTGGCCATGGACAAGCGTCCTGACACGGTTCCCCCTTCATCGGAGCGCAGTTGGTTGATGTGCGGATGGATGCGGCCGTCTTTCGCGGAGAAGTCCAGATAGGGGGCGAGGAAGGTGCTGTGTGTTTTATTCGTTTCCCGCGCCTCTACGATCATTTTACCGATGGGGTGAGGGCATTCCTCTAAGAATACTTTGTTGAAACTTGGTAAGCCTGTCTCGGAACGCGGATAGGGCAGGGATAGCGCATCAAAAGCCTTGGCAATAGAGGCAGCGGCCCAGATATCCACAGGGGTGCCGGATAGCTTACGCAGGTCCGTTAACAGCGTTTTCTCCTGCTTGACGAGTTGGTCGATGAGCCGCGAACACTTATCCCTGTCGAAACGGACACCGCGCTCGGTAATGCCGAAGAGGACGGGGAAGAGCCGTGTTTCGAGGTCGAAGATGGATTCGACATTCTCTATGCGCATTTTGACTTTGAAGTCCTGCCAAAGCTTTAATGTTAGTGCTGCATCTTGCTCTGCGTAGTTACCCACGTACATAGCGGGCAGCTTCCAGAGTTCTTTTTTAGGGTGGACACCAAACTCTGCGGCGGCTTGCTTTAATCCTGCTTCGCTCTTGGTTTCCTTTAGGTAGTCATAGCCTAAGGAGTTTAGGGAGAAGGAGAATCTGTTTTCGTCGAGGATCGGGGCGGCGAGCATTGTGTCGCAGATGCGGCCATTGACTTTAAAGCCGCTCGCTTTGAGCCAGCCGAGGTCGTAGGCGGCGTTGTGCATGATTTTGTCGGCAGGTCCTCCAACAACATCTGCAATCCAGCGGTTGACCAACCGTTTATCCAGATTACCGCCACCAGCGTGAGCGATAGGAAAATATCCACTCCAACCTTCGACAGCAATAGCGTAGCCAACAACATACCCGTCGCCGCGAGGCCAGCCGGGGCCCATTGTTTCCATATTTGGATCACATGTTTCGAGGTCAATTGCAATCTCCTTTGCGTTAGATAAATTAGGGAATATGTCAGGGGCCACCCAATCAGATTGGATGGGGAACAGCGGTAAGCTTTTCACAAGCGGAATCCTTTATCGTGGTGTTTTGGCAGCACTAAGTGCAATGCCTTCTTTGTCCGCGTAACGCCAACATAGAACAGGCGGTTGACGTTGTCTGAATTGATGCTGTAATCCTTCGTGGTCTTGGGAGACAAGTCCATCAACAGGACCACATTGTCTGATTCCCCGCCTTTTGCGCCGTGGATCGTGGAGAGTTTGATGCGGTCAGAGCTGGAGAACTTAAACCCTCTACGCAATACAGCGCGTAGGTATTCCCTTTTGTCCTCAGGAATGCGGAGTAATGCTTCGTGCCACACCGCATCGGTAAGTAAGCCGTAGTGCTGACGTAGGGTGGGAATATCGTACTCGAGCACATCGATGCTACCTTTGAAGTTCTTGTAGCCGCGGGCCGCGAATGGCGCGCCAAGGTACTTGTATATGTTTTGTACATCTACAAGGCCTAAGGCAATGCCCTTGCGTAGGCGCTCCCAATCCACAACGGCTTTTAGGAGTTGGGGAGGCAGGCTGGGGACGCTGTTACGTTCAAAGAGAATCCCATGCCCTCTGAGCCATTCATGTATTGGATTGAGCATGTAATTAGTACTGGCAAGGATGAGCCATTGGCCATCGTCAATTGGCACATCTTCGAAGCGGTAGTACTGTTTGACGGAGCCAATATAGTCTCTTGGCTTCCAATCTTTACTTTGCCTATCTCGTATCCGTTGCACAATGTTAGTAGCAAGTTTGTGGACCGTGGAAGGGATTCGGTAAGACTGCTGGAGGACATGGATATCACCTTCAAACTCTAAGAAAGATTTTACGTCTGCCCCGGCCCAAGTGAACACCGCTTGGTCGTCATCGCCTGCAATGTAGACACGCTCGGACCGCGCAACGAGAGCGAAGACCAGTTGCCACTGTAGGCGAGACAGGTCCTGTGCTTCGTCGATGATCAGTGCTTGTAGCTTGGGTAGTCGATGGGGATCCAGAACAACGAGCTCGAGCAGGTCGGTGAAGTCCAAGAGGTTGCGGGAGGCTTTGTAGTGCCGATAGCTTCGCTCGACGAACTCGAAGTGGTGCCATTCGATGTCGAGGGAGGAAGCATTGTAGTGTGCTCGTAAGTCCACACCTCGTATTCTGGCAAGGTTGATCTCATTAAGGATTGGATTGTCCGCTTTCGCATAGCCTTCGTCGTCGTCTCTGCTGACATCTAATTGGATACCGGACTGCTTGGCAAACTCAAGGTAATGAGCAGGCTGCATCATATCGTCGGCGCGGGTAGAGAGGCAATGGAATGCCAAGCTATGCAGCGTGCGGAAGTAAGGGAAGTCGGTGCGTGCATTGAGGTCAGGGAACTTCAGGATAGCCCTGTCCCGCGCTTCGTTAGCCGCCTTGCGTGTAAAGGAGAAGTAGCCAATGCCCGCAGCAGAGATACCGCTCTCTAACTCCTGCTCTACGACGTTAAGCAAGTAGGTGGTTTTGCCTGATCCGGGGGGACCGAAGACTTTTCTGATAGCGGTCATAGCCCCAATCCTTTGCGTACCTCGTCATAAATCTGGCGGGCATGGTCCTCGGTTGTCGGAGGTAGCCCAGCTAAAAATGCAGAGTAATTACCCATCTCTGCATACCACCGCATGCGCGTAGCAGACATTCCCTCTATGCCATCCCCTTCGCGCCTATCTCCGGCGGAGATAACGGCAATCTTCTTGAAATTGAAAGGGCCAAGTGGACCGTTGTACTGGTCCATCATCTCTTCATAGTTCTCCGCCCTATCTGATCCAGCGACCAATATTAAATACTCTGCACCTTCTCTGTAGGCAGAGGTGGCGTGGGATAAGAAGCCCGGGAAATCCTTCCCCGCTATCCTGAAGTTAGTGTCAGGGAATAAGCGCTGGACATGCGCTAGTCTTGACTCAGGGGATAACGGATTGCGCATACCATCGTGGCTGTTGCTGAGAAAGATAATGTGTTTTGAGGAGCAGGCATCCGCTATCTGCTTGACCTTATCCACTAACCGCTTATGGCCGATGGTAGGAGGATTCATCCGCGCTACGGCCATAACAATAGGTTTCAGGTAAGCCTTATCCGCAGCAGCATCTTTGACCTTCTGGCGTAAGAAGTTTTGTAAACTAAATTCAGCCCGATTGACAAGTTTTGTAGGATTATTGTAAAGAACAGCGACGAATCCCTCGCCTTTTGTAGCTACACCATCAATAGAAGTATCAAATCTACGGGTAAAGGACAGGGCATAGTTCAATGCATCCTTGGCCTTTTGCAGGTAGTCGTGGATGTGGAACATCTGATCTAAGTCAGAGAAGTCTTCCGCGGACGGCGAAGAGCGCTCCTTGATCTTCCGATTGATGTACTTCTTTATCTTCTCCGCCTGTGGGTAAGCAGTAGGGATGGTGTGCATTAAGTCCGCTGCGCGGTCCATGTACCATTTAAAAGCAGTCTGCGCTTCTGCAGGGTAGTAAATCTTGGCTAGGTCTACCTTAACGCTGATGACACAGACATCTGGGTGTGTCAGGAGAGTAGGGAAGTGGTCCGCGTAGCGCGCTCCGTTAGTATGCTCAGTGTGTATGGCAATGCTTAGTTGCGAAGCAAGCAGGCGCTTACCTTCTTCAGAGCGCGAGGAGATGGAATAGGTAATGGTATTGGCATTGAAGCGTACCTGATCCTCAGTCTCTTCAATATTCATCCCAGCTATGTGCATCAAATCGCCTTGGAAGATGCCCTGCTCTGGGGTGATCTTAGGCAGATGCTCTAGGGCCTTACCCAGCTTGGTCACAAGCTCTTCTGAATAGCCATGGTTACGCACAATATCTTCGTGCGTGTAATTGATCTTGGGTACCTTGTTGAAGAAGGACTTTGTAGCTACAAAGAACTTACCTGTAGCTGGGAAAATGCCAAAGACAATGCTGGGGCTACCGTCGTACTTCTCGGTAATGATAGCGGAAGGCTCTCCCGTCATGGTGGCATGCACTGCCTTTAGTACAGTTACTGCATACGTATAGCCTTCAAAGCCTGCATTGATCAGGTGATCCTCTGCATGCTCAAAGTGCGTCAGGCGTGACTTCACCGGCACCTTCTTGACCACTGGCTTGAGAACAGGAAGCTTTGTGACTGCCCTCTTCGGGGCAACGCGTTTGCCGATCCCAGCTATCTGTTTAAGCGGCTGGATTCTCTTAGGACCGGCAGGTCGCCTAATCCCCGATTTCATACTGATCCTCTGGCCATACAAAGATAGGTGTCTCGGGGCCTAAGTAAACGCCCTCTAGATTAAACTCAATAAAATCGCGGGCTTCTTCGGTAGTCATATTATCCTGCGACATCAAGATATCTCATATATCTTCTGCGTCGTAGACAAGCACTTGCACTTGCGTGCCGTCTTGCCAAATGAAAGCAGAACCAATAATTGCGTCATCGTAGCCGTTAGCTCTTAGCATCAGAAGGGACTCCCTTGTTGGCGCACCGTCTCAGTAGCGAAGGGTGCATCTTGGTTAGCGAATGGCGGAATACGCCAGCATCGAATGGTACGACCCTTTAGGAACAGAGAGATAGGCTCACCGCCCATGTCACGTAAGCGCTGTGCCATCTTGGGGGCAGTTAGGCCAATAAAATTATTACGCTTCAAGTGCGATTCGAGGTCCTTGATCCGGAAGTAGCACTTCCCGTCCTCTGCATCAAACCACGGTCGGCCCATGAGTATTTCATCGCGGTCCATGGCTTGCTGCATGTGGGCGGTGAACTCTTCCAAGAGGTCCATGAACTTACCTGTTACGGACGTATCTTCGCTGGCCTCAGATATTTGTTCTGTCTCCACCATCTCTTTAAGCAAGCCATTGAGCAACTGCTCCCAATCCATCTTCTTCAAGGTAGGGGGAAGCGTATTTAATCGCTCTAAGCAAGCCTTCTGAAAGGCAGCTTGGTTGAACAAGCTATCTGTCTCCAACTCGACTCTACGGCCATTGACATCAAGGAACCACAGAGGGGGCTCACTGGCGTACTTAGAGAGCGAGGAGAGCGTAGGACTATCTGGCCCACTACCACCAATGCCATGCTTTCTTGTACGGCACAGGCCGGAGTTGCAGAAGGAATTGAGTGGCGCATCCTTACACTTGTAGCGATACTCTTTCTTGTTCAATTGCTTGATAACAAGTTGTACTTCGTTGTTCGGTAATGGTGGCGAGAAGTATTTGAGATTGTGCTCGACTACTTTGTCTTCCCAAGCCGATGGAGCAGCTTTTTTAAGGTAGATACCAACATTAAAAATTCCGTTGTTCCGCGTACCTTCAGGAAAACCTTGCGTACAGAGAGCCTGTAGACACGGAGGCCCATCCTTGACAGGCGCTTCCGCGACTTTTGGTGGCTCGGGGACCGCAACGGGTCCATCCTGAACCTTCGCTTCGTAGAGCGCGAAGAATTCTTCCAATGTGGCGGCAGTACCGTCACTGTTAAATGCATAGCGCGTGCCATTATCTCCACCAAAATAAGGAAGATTGAGGAAGTTACCCGTGTCACCGCGGTCCACGAGTATTTCAGATTGTTTGGGGAATATTTCACGCCCAGCCTCGCCCAGCAATGCGGCACAGGCTTTCAAGTATTCGATCATGCTGCGTGCTGCAATTGGTTCGCGTGTAAATAGAAAGCAATGCGCGCCACCGGACTTACTACGACAAACGACTAGCGGAAGACCCAAGCCATCAATCTTCTCCACAAGGCCTCGATGATCAATAGGGTACTGATCAATATCAATGCACCCCCATATACAAGTGTTATCAGCCCTGATAGGAATAATACCCAGACTAGGTTCAACACCAGTGAGGTGCCTCTCCCAAAGGTCGTCGGTAGGAGGTTTTCTAACCACGGTCGCTTGTCCGCTTTGTTTTCCATCGCCACGCGCTCCTTTAATTACGTATGTTCCGTAGGCGATATCCAGCCCGCTAAATATCGCTTTTAATTTTGTTATATCGACCATGCTCTATCTCAGAAGGTGGGGTACTCGCTGCGTCTGTATTGTCTGTTACATGCTCACCGCTCTTGTGGAGTCCCGTGCGACATGCCAGCAGTCGGCATTACAGCATCCGCTTTCCCCCGTGAACTTAAAACGGCACGTTAGCCGAGCCTTCCATCAACTCATCACTGGCATGTTTGACTTTTACGTCACCCGAACCAATGCTTTGAGCGAATGATTTTGCGGAGAGATAAAGCGATGAGTCTTCAATAGCACCAATACGCTCGACTTCCCAACCAAACCATTTACCCTTGTCGTTGGATTCAGCCTGTGTAGATAGACGATACAACTGAGAGAACATAGGTGGCGTGTATGGTCCGTTCTTGCCCATCATCTTGGCAGACATCATCATACTGTTCCACTTGCGGGACTTCTTCAACTGCGTGGACTCCATTGTGATCAGCGCTGGCTCACCGAAGCCGCTGTCACCAACAATCATCACATAATGATTGGCAGTGTTCTCAATGTAGTTGCCGTTGTCGAGATAATCTTTATTATCGCCCGGCTCACGATGGGTTCTACTAAGGATATCGCTCGTTGCGGGATATATAGCTGCCGGAGCCCCGGAACCGGAGCCACGGGGGGACCATTCAATATATTGCCGTACGTACGCGCAGGGGATGACTGTAATCCCTTTTTTCCCATCATAAAGCTGCCCTGTTACTGTGTTGTAAATCATACCGGGCATTGCACCCTCTACTTCGCCAATCTCTGGGCTGACGTTGGTCAACAGACGCAGGAAGGGTAATGCAAAGTCATCCTGATTCATGTTGTCAAAGCCACCTGACGCGTCATCTTCAAAAGATGCTGTCAATGCTAATTCGGTAGATTTTTTCTCGATTACTTCGTTCTTTGCCATGATTAATGCTCCTTGGTTCAAGTGGATTTTATCGTTGCCTTTTGGCCGACATACAGACCAAAAGTTTCATTGGGGAACTCAACGCCGCGCTCCACCATATCTTTCACCCATGCCTTCAGCGTTTGGGGCTCGATCTTCTGTGCTTGCTCAACCGGATAGTTTTGCTCACGCAGATAATCTAACAACACAGCACACAATTCGTCCTCATTGCGACCAAAGCGTACTGACACTGTATTCTTGATAATGTCGTCGTAGCCATTTGCACGTAGCCATTCAAAGGCCACAGCACGATTCTCTTCCTTGATGCTGGCAGAGTAAAAAGCTTTGACATCAATGGTGCTGCCGTCAGCCATGGTGAACTTCTTCATGCCTAACTCTTGCAGCATTGCTGGAATAGACTCTTCTAAGAGTTTGCGCTGTTGATCCTTGCGCTCCTTCAGAACAGTTTCCATCTCCTCGATTTCTTTCTCCAACAGCTTTGCCCGCTTGGCCAAAGCGCCTACACTGGTCAGGTCCTCATTCTTGACCTGCAATGCGCCTGCGTCCTCTTCAAAGAGGGTATTAATATCCGTCTTCATCTCTCTCTCCATTCTCTGTAACATCAATCTCAATCGGAATATACATGCGTTCCCGACGATCCCATTTTAGCGCGGTATAACGTCCTCCGTTATTGAAAGATGCTATCGCACAAGCTAATCCGATAGCAACTGGGTCCCCCGTTAATAAAAGATAGTCCCCGTCTTTATAATCTCGCAACTTACGGCGTAAGCGCCGGATGGTAGGTGCGGTAGAAAAAGCAATTTGGGTATTGGAAGCAAGCAGTATTTCTACCTCTCCATACTTCATAGCACTAGAAATGTCATGGTTAGGCATCTCCTGCACAACAAAAACTCTTTTCACGTTTCTTTCTCCTTTCTGTAAACGAACACACAGTGTACAATAAAAACACAGGCTGTCAATAGGCCTGCACAAGAAAGGAAGAAAGATGAACTACTTCGTTGATAAGTACCCGTTTAAAAATACGCCGTTCCTACACCAAGCCGCCTATATGCAGCGGTTCTGGGAACAACCCGTTGCTGCGCTCTTTGCAGAGATGGGAACAGGCAAAAGTTTTATGCTAATAAATAATGCAGCTATGCTGTATGACAAAGGCCGTATCGATTCCATGCTGATTGTGGCACCTAAGGGGGTATACCGAAACTGGTATAAATCAGAGATACCGAAGCACATGCCGGATCATATTCGGTACAGGATGGCCTGCTGGTCACCTACCCCAAAGAAAGCAGAGAGAGAAGAGATGGATGTAATGATGAATGCAGTAGATGATTTACGCATTCTAATCATGAATATTGAGGCTTTTAGCACGGAAAAAGGCCAAAATTTCGCCAAAATCTTCCTCAGAGTGACTAAATCCTTCATGGCTATTGATGAATCTACCACCATCAAAACCCCTGCCGCGAAGCGCACTAAGAGCATCATCAAGATAGGCAGAGAAGCCCGTTACCGGAGGATCGCGACAGGCTCTCCTGTCACCAAGAGTCCATTGGATTTGTATTCCCAATGCGATTTCCTGTCCCCTGACTGTTTGGATGCAACGAGCTTCTATACCTTCCAAGCGCGGTACGCGGTCCTCATAGAACGCAAGATGCCTACCCATACGTTTAAGCAGATCGTAGGCTACCGACGATTGGATGAATTGCAGGAGAAGATCAATAACTTTGCCTTCCGCGTCACCAAGAAGGAATGCTTGGATTTGCCTGACAAAATCTACACGCGCAGGGAAGTCGAGCTTACCCCAGAGCAGAAGTCTGCCTATGAGCAGATGAAGATGATGGCGCTGGCTCTGGTAGAGGAAGGCATGGTCACTACCAACAACGCCCTAACCCAGCTAATGCGCCTGCATCAGATTGTTTGTGGCCACATGAAGTTGGATAGCGGAGAAGAGATTGACCTGCCTAGCAACCGCATGGACGAACTGTTGGCCGCGCTCCGCGAAGCGTCAAGCAAGGTCATTATCTGGGCTACCTACCGCAGGGATATTGAGAAGATCAAGCTCGCTTTGCAGAAGGAATACGGCATGACCAGCGTAGCCACCTATTTTGGTGACACGCCTGCTGACGAGCGACAAGAAATTGTTACGCGCTTCCAAGACCCAGAGGATGACCTACGCTTCTTTGTAGGCAACCCCAGCACTGGCGGCTATGGCTTGACGCTCACTGCTGCCAACTTGGTGGTGTATTACAGCAATAGCTTTGACTTGGAAAAGCGCCTGCAATCCGAGGACCGCGCTCACCGGATCGGGCAAACTAGCAAGGTAACCTACGTAGACTTGATCGCTACAAAAACCATTGATGAACATATCGTCAAAGCACTACGCAGCAAGATTGATATTGCAGGCGCAGTGCTGGGCGAAAAGCTAAAGGAGTGGCTCGTATAATGCAATTAATCCCCATCCGTAAGAAGTATGTGTACAAAAAACTGGAAAGAATGGACACGTCAGCAGGACGTGTATACAAAAGTGACGAATTAGAACCTGTCCCTAGCGTAACGACCATTCTATCGGCCACCAAGGATCAGAGCTTCCTGAAGGAGTGGGAAGAGCGCGTAGGGAAAGACGAAGCAGAGCGCATCCGCAATGATGCTGCTACCGTCGGCACCCATATGCATAACGTAGTAGAGCGCCTCCTGTTGAATCGACCGCTCCCTGTTCCGCGGTCATGGCTCCAGATCAAAGGCTATCGCATGGGCTATGCGCTGATCGAGTACTTCTTCCCGCATGTGCAAGAAGTGTGGGGCGCGGAGGTACCTTTGTATTACCCGGGCCGCTATGCGGGGACCACGGATTGCGTTGGTATCTACAAGGGTGAAGCCAGTATTCTGGACTTTAAGCAGACCAATCGGATGAAGAAGCGCGAGTGGATTGATGACTATTTCATCCAACTAGCCGCCTATGCCAAAGCACATAACAAGGTGCATGGCACAGATATCCGTCAAGGGGTCATCATGATGGTGGCGCAGGATGGGCAGGTGCAAGAATTCATCACCTGCGGCCGTGAGTTTGACGGCTATCAGGATGAGTGGATGCGTAGGGTAGAGCAGTTTGAAAAAAGAGAGCCTGACGGGGTAGACACATCAGACTCTCAAAGGCCTCTACACGATGACAAGGAGATGTAGAGGCCCAGCGAACTATTTAGCCTTCTTTGCCGCACGCATGTTATCCACCAGATTAGGGTATGGCCGACCAGCTTTCTTGGCCATAGCCTTTGCCATACTCTTCTTCTGTGGAGATAGTTTCTTAGATTTACCTAATCCTGCTGGACGTGGTTTATCCCATACTGGTTTAGTTGCCATGATTATTGTCCCGGAGTAATTGGTTGACCTTGCTGGAGTTGTTGCTGACGCTGCAGCAACATGGCGCTAATCGGATCGTTCGGGAATAGCGTTGGGTACATCAACGGGATATTTGGCTGCTGTTGTTGACTAGGGTTGATAGTCGGCATGCCGAAGTTAGTGCCCGTGGTTGGCGGAGCAGGAGGCATTTTCCGCATCATCTGACGCGCAGTTTCGCGTGGCATGACAGGCTTTTCTGCCATACCTTCAATAGGTGCTTGCTCTTCGCCCCGCGCTAATTGACCGGCTTCCAATGCCGCACCTTTAACAGGGAAAGGAAGATACTTAGCGACAGGAATACCAATTGCCTGCAACTGCCCTGTCAAGCGTTTGGCATCTGCTGGCGTAGCTACGTGCGTAATACTTTCTGCAAACTTAGGATCTTCCAATGCCTTGGTAAAGATACGGTTATACAGATCGTTTTCCAATCTACCGAAGAAGCGGACCAGAACAGCAAGTGCGCCGGTAGATGGGTTGATCCTGCCTACTGCCGCTTCGCGCGCCGTGGTGGTAAGGAACTGGATACCTGCACCAAAGGTGTTCTTCAGTGTTTGATCCAATGAATCAAACGCAGGAATCTGGCCAGTTACATCAGCAAAAGCATTTACTCGAGCCTGCAAATCAGCCAGTGTCTTCAGGTCATTTAAATGCTTAGTGTCTTTAAACAAGATGCTTAAAGACTTCTCGTTGTTCTGCAAGAAGGTCTGTAGTGCGCCGCCTTTTTGCGAACCTTGTGCGGCTACTTCAAACACGCTACGGCGCAGTGCTGCTAATCTCTCTGGGTCTTTGCCAAACTCATCCACCAAGACGCGCATGATGGACGGGTCTTGAATAGCCTTGGCGAGTGTTTGCCGAGGGTCAGCATCAGGACGGCCTGCCTTACGCAGCAATTGATCAAGCTCATCATTCTTAGCAGATACGCGACGTTGATCTAGTTCCCCCAAGCGCGTTACATACTCATCTGCCAGAGCAACTTCGTCCTTCAGCGCACCTTGAATGCTTGGAGGAAGCGCTTCTACAATATTGCGATTCTTATCCAATACTGCACGAATCTTCTTCGGATCAACAATACCATCAGGCGTAATAACATTCTTGTTGCGCAACCAATCCATCGTACCTTTGACAAGCAAGGTATCGAACTGAGGAGTGCCACCGAGGGACACCTGTAGCTGACGGAGGTTGCCTGCGTTTTGGAATGCACGCTGCATTAATTGCTCGTTACCTAGCAAGAATTCTTCGCCACCTGCACGCGTTTGCGACATCAGTAAAGGAAGATTCTTCTCAAACCCGGCACGATAGTCAGACAAGACATTCTTCATGCCTTCGTACTCTGTCTTGATCTTTGGTACGTGGTCCAAGATCAGCTTCTCTACATCCTTGTACACCGCATTGCCTGTATCCAGAATACGCTGGGCATCTGTCAGGCGTGACGTGCCGCGGGACATGGCAGAGTTATAGCGAGCCAAGGAATCATTACGATAGCGTGCAGCCGCGGCCAAGTAATCCAAAGCCTCAGGCGCATTGATATCGATGCTCGTGTTATCCCCCGCGATCCGCGAAGCATCTTGTTTGATTTGATTCGAGTTGATGCGGATAAACTTGTTAGGAATACCAGTAGGTACATTGGTAAATCCTTGTGCATCGGTCTTTGCAATATCCGTGGCAGTGGCACGTTTTTTCCCGCCTTTTGCTGCCCTACCTTCTACCAAAGCCAAGACAGAAGAGCGCACCGCTTCCTCAATATCTTGCGGCAAACCTAGGCCAGTAATTTGTGTATCAATAGCCTGACCAGTAAGCTGCTTGACCATCTTCTTCTCTAACTGATCCCGCGCAAATTGTTGGCTTTGCACAAAGTTACGCAACAGGGCAATAGGCTCTGGAATAGGATTGCGTAGAGAAGGGCGCTCTGGGGTGTACTTGTTGATAAGGCTAGTGGCCATCTCCTCCATGTTCTGCGCAGGGAACAGAGATTTGCCCTCCTGCCGCGTAGGCATAGGCAGACCTTCTGGCGATACAGCTTGACGCAGACCCATACGATTTAGCGTGTTAGTACGCATGCTCGCATCGAACTCCATGGCACCCAAAAGCGCACCACGCAATTCATTGTTGATCATGTCCATATTCTGCGGGCCGAGGCGCTCGGATACCGACAACACTTCCGCTTCTGTCAGATCTTTCTGCGACTTTAACAAGCCTTCAAAGAATGATTGACGATCAGCCTGCGCTGCTTGGAATGCCTCAATTACCGGCTGACGGGCTTCTGGCGCTAGCGTATCAAACAAGGCAGCTAACTTCTGCTGATTCTCATTGATACGTTTTTTAGTGGCTTCTAACTCTGCAGGGCCTAACTGATCCAGCAACTCTGCTTTGCGTTCAAGCAGTGGGCTGTACATTGTTTTCTCGGCCGCATCGAACATAAAACCGGCTTCCGCGAACCGCGGGTCTTGCATGGCGATCTCTAATTGTTTGAGCGCTTGCTGTGCTTCGGGGCTCTCGGATATCGGACCAAACACTTGCGTCAGTTTTCGCTCTGCGTTTTTCATCAGCAACTGCGGGACGATCTTGACTCCCGGAAGGCGATAAGCCTTAGGTAAGCCAGCAAGGATTTCACTTTCCGTGTCCCCCAAGCCTGCGGTAGCACTCTTAATCTTATTGGCTACTGCTTTGCCTCCCACTATAGAAGGCATGACATTAAGAGCTAACGGCAGACCAACAAATGCCGCAGTAGGCAGCAGAGATTCGTACAGTGCTTTGTTAGGGTTATCGTCAGAGACGTTCTCTGTTACCGCTTGCCGAAGCGTTTCAAAGCCTGCACCAAACGCGATGTCAAGGCCTGCTGCCAATCTAGGACTTTGTTGAGCAAATTTAATAGCATCGTTAGCAATTCCTTTTAATACACCGGCACCTGTTTCTGCTGCCGCGACCATAGGTTTAACGCGTGCTGCATACGCCAAAATACCTGTGATAGGTAATGTGCCACCGACACCTTCGCCGACAGCACGGGAGTAGCGCTCTTCTGCATTACGAGGCGCTACTTGACCTTGGTTAAAGAACTTACCCAGAGTAAATACTTCCTCCGGCTTCATGCCCATTGCTTTGCCAATACCCTCGGTTGCAAGATCAGGGGCCGCGAACAGCATGGAGTTAAATCCCCAAGACAGATTCTTTAGCAGACCATTTACACGATCTCCTTCCGGCACCGGGGCTTCCCCCAAGGCGGCCGAACGAACAGGAGATGTAGTCGGCGCACCTTCCACACGGCCCACAACCTTCCATGTATCAAGGTCAAGGAGTTCACCATCAGCAGTTGGAATAATCATTGGAGTGGGTAATTTTTAAATGTGGATGGGTTAACCCTTTTTACAACTCCGTCAGGCCCTTTTAAATACACCACTGCATTTGGGTTCTGCACAGTACCAATGGTAGTACCTAAGAAGGAATACATACGCTTTTTCATATCCGGGTCGGCAGGGATAACGAATGGGTCATTTTGCGTTCCTGTCTCAGGGGTACGCATAGTAAATTCACGGTCTTCCCAACCTAATTGCTCCATTGTTTGCTGGCGGGCATTACGATACATTGATTCCAAAGAGTTTAACGTCTTTGCTGCCAATTCCGGGTCTTTAAAGAATCCTTCTGGATTGTCCAATAGACTTAAATTATCCCGTTCCCATTCTTGTTGTTGCACAGCTACTCGGCCACTATTATTAATAGCCGCCGCATTCTTAGATACATTGTTAAAAACAGACTTCAATTGAATAGCAACATCTGCCGCTTTTACATTAGGCTGGGCACCGGGGATAACAGGAACAAATTGGTTATATTTGCTCGTAAACCATGTGCCGGGGCTATAAGCATTTTGCACAATATTCTTTGCGCGTTCAATCTGACGCAAGGCACCTTCTGTGTCTCGCATTGAACCTAAAAGTTTTATACGTTCTCCCTCATTCGTCTCTTGAACAGATGGAGAGGGTCCAATAAGGGTCACGTAAGGATTGCTATCCGTAAGATTATAACGACTAGTTACAGCCGCCTTTACTGCGGGATCATTAGGATTAAGACGGCTTTCAACAAAGCTTCCTTTGCGTGTTTCTACCTTAATTAGCCCAGCGCCCCCGTCTTTAAGGATATAGCCCGCATTGTCATATTTCTTCTTCATAAGCTCGTAATCGCCTTTGAGGATGGTTTGTTTCTGCTCGTGTGAGTACTTATCTTGCAGAGTGACATTATCCACAGCCTGCTGCAATGCTGCCGTATTAACTTTGATGCCGCGCTCTTTAGCCTGTGCAGCAAGAGCCGCCAAACCTCTAGGCAGACCAGACAACGCGCTACCCAAAGCCATGGCCATCGTAGGCTTGTACTCTGAGGCAAACTTAAAGCCCGCATCCGCCAACAACAGCAATGCGTTCGTACGAATATCGTCCTTATTATCGCCAAGAAGTTCTCTAAACGTAGGCGCTATGTCCTCATACTCAGCCTTGATCCGTTGAGCGCGAGTCTTTGGCGCAGCTTCCGTAGCACGTTTAATAAATTCATTAGTCTCAGCACCCGCTTGATCTTCCTCAGGCTTTGTCTCTATTACCGACTCAGGAGGGGCTTCTCCTTTAGGCGCGGCAGAAACAACAGGAGGTTCCCCTGTCCCTACAAAGTTTGACTCAAATGGAGGGAAGTTTTGATAAAGCAGATTACCTTTTGCATCTCGAGTAACAGGACCTTGGCCCGGAATCTGATTCACCCGATCAATTGCACTTTCTTGATCCGGCGTTACTTCCCCCGGACGACTCATTAAAGCTGTACCTGCCCCTGCACCAAAACTAATCCCTTTTACAGAAGATGGGACGTTCTTCATTTGGCGAAGGAGTTCCGCGGACCGCGGATAGTCCGCCTCGGCACGTCGTGCTGTCTGACTAATAGCTTCGGTCAACGTAGGTTGGCGCAAGTCTAGCGTAGCTCCCCGCTCCAGCTTTGTGCCCTGTCCTTCAATTGGGCGACCTGCTGAATCCATGCGGATATTCTCACGGCCTTGGATAGTAATTGGACGGCCATCTGCCCCCAACATAGGGGTAGTCTCAAACTGCGGACGAGCAACGATATTGCCTAGATATTCGTCTACGCGGTTCAAGCCTGCACGAAAAGCGTCGGCACCTTCCCCTGCATACTGTGCAGCCTTGGTAATAAACTTACCCGCCGCTGCGCGTACTGGAGGCAATCCATCAGGCGTAGGCGGAGCTTGTTCAGCCCCGCCCTGCGGAAAAGGGGGAGCACCCTCCATGCCGGGAGGCATCGCAGGTGGCATTCCTTGTGGGGGCATACCCGGTGGCATTCCTTGTGGGCCGCCCGGTGGCGGCATTCCCGGAGGAGCCATTTGCTGACCTTGTGGCAGACCGCCAATACCGCCTTGCGGTTGCTGCATCATGGCCATGTGTTCTTGCAGGAGAGCCAGCACTTGCGGAGGAGTATCCTGCGCTGCCTGCTCACCGACCATGTCCGCTAGTTCCTGATAGCGGGCATCCACCGAGCGCATATCGCCCCGGAGGTTATTCATCAGGATTTCAGGATTCTGAGGAGTACGCGCCATAGGCAGCATCTCGTCCTCTTCGCCTTCCATCTCCATTTCGTCCTCAAAGCCCGCCATAATGCCGCTATTTTTAGCAGCTTTTGACAGAGGTTTGGCGAACATAGCGCGTTTTAGAATTTCTTGTTTCATGATTTTTCCTTAAATGCCGCCAAGAGCTTTGCCTGTTGCAATTGCACCCGTAGCCAATCCACCGATCTGTTGCGCCATGCTTGGAGAAGGTGCCTGATTCTGTGTAACCGCCATCTGCGAAGAAGGAGCACCTTTGTAGATGTCCGAAACAAAGCCAAGATGTTGGTAAGGCTGTGTAGCTGTCTGGTACTGAGTCTGACGCAGTGCTTCCACTTCTCTTTGCGTCTGCCCCTGCTGCTGAGAACCGATGTTGTACAGGAAATTCACATCATTCTGACCCAAAGCCTGTGCCTGTGCACCTAGTCCAGCAATACCTTGACCAATATTAGCCTGTGTAGCCGCCTGTTGGCCTGCCAAACTTGCTTGCTGGCCATAAATACCTGCTTGCTGGCCATAAATACCGGCCTGTTGGCCCAGAATATTAGCCTGTTGCGCGGTTCCCGCTTGACCTAACTGAGCCTGTTGCATTTGCTGCGCACCCAAAGCTTGACCCATCTGACCTTGGTACTGGCCTGCTTGCATACCTATGTTAGCCTGTGTGCCTGCCAGATTTCCACCAACCCCTGCAGCACCTTGGTAACCCTGTGCTTGCGCCAATTGGCGTTGCTTCTCTTGCTCAAACGCTTGCATAGCCTGCGCTTGGGAGGTTTGATAACCTTGCGACAGCGCACCAGTAATGGCAGCATTCTTCTGTTCGGCTAATGCACGCTCTAATTCTGCTGATTCTACCGCCTGACGGCCTCCGCCAAAAGCACCAGACATCGCGGCCCGCGCACCTTGCTGCGTTCTAGCAATGTCGCCTTGACGGCTAATTTGACGCATGGATTCATCGATAACTTGCTGCTGATACGGATTCATGAAAGCCTGCGCCCGCGATGGATCGTAGCCTTGGGCCGCGCTACTCAATGCGCCAATCCCTTGAGTCAACGCACCTTGTGCCGTAGCAAAGCCGGGTTGTTGCGCGGCTTGCTGTACTTGACCCACGGACCCGGTCATCATGTTCTGTGCTTGACCCAGATCAGCTTGCAGGTAGTTACCCATCTGCCCCGCATATTGACCGACTTGACCACCAATCTGACCAATCTGTTCAGCAGGAGCGCCCATCTGACCGGTGTAGGTACCCATCTGTGCCGCAGTTGTACCTGCGGTATCCATCATTCCAGAACCTTTTTCAAGGTATGGCTTGTATGCGCCGATACCTTGTTTGCCGAGCTTCATCGCGGCCATTTGGTCAGCAGAGAATCCAGCTACCTGATAAGCAGGCAACTTAGGCATCTTCATGCCTGCCGCCGTGTCCATCAAGCCCAACTTACGGGCTTCGATCTCCGGCGATTCTTTGACTACTTGTGTGGTTGTTTCATTAGCCATGCTTATCCCCTAGAGGCGTTTTTTTCGAGTTGATGCATCAGAGCATACATTTTTTTCGCACCGTCGCGGCGGCTTCCTTTGCCCATTCCACGCACTGCGCGTGCGGTCATGACAAACTCACCATCAGACAGCATGGCCGGGATGGAATCAGACTTCTCTGTTCCGGGGCCTGCAATTTGGCCCGTGCGCCGCGGGTAACCGCCCGTGTTCATTGGGTACGCCGGAGCCATATCTGCAATACCGCCTGCCGCTAATCCTGCAACAGCACGAGCCTTCACTGCATCAGGCATATTGTAGTTAGCTGGTTGCATATACCAAGGCTGGGAAAAGTTCATGGCACTAAATCCACCGGAACTTTCCGCAGGAGCAACCGAAGCAATGGAAGGAATAGCCGCTGCGCTAGTTACTCCTGCCGCGGCCCGTGCTTTCCCTGCATCAGGAAGAGCTACGTTAGCTGCTTGAGAGTACCAAGGAATGGGTTCCCCTGTAGTGCTTGTGTAATTAGCGGCATTAAATCCCCCCATGCCTGCCGAAGTAGGAATGGGCTGCGTACCTCTTCCCATGTATCCCGGAGCGTCCGTTAATCCGATTTGTTGGCCTGTAGGAATATCTGCAATACCGCCAGTTACAGTAGATTTGGTTCTTGATGGATCAAAACCAACAGGAGGTGCCAGTTTTCCAATGCCCTGCGGGCCCATATTTAGCCCAGCTAAATCTTTTTCAGCCACCGCAAAAGGAGCAGTTCCCGTCCCTTTTGCATTAATGCGGGCCATGTACTCATCCTCGGTTTCAGAAGATTCCCGAGGGAGAGATAGATCTGGATACTTGAGCTTTAATAAACGCTGCCTTTCCTTCTCTGCACTAATGCGAGCCATGTATTCATCATAGCTTTCAGAAGGCTCGTATCCTTTATCTGCTACAGAAACAGGAGGTTTTTCTTTATACGCTTCAGCCAGCCATTGATCTCTTTCCTCTGGGGAAATAGACTTGTCTGCGCCAATGGTATCCATCCAATACTTTAAACCTGCTTCGTCAGGGGCCCTACCTAATATATCTTGGTAAGATTGTTTTAACCAACGATTAGGGTCCTTCATTACTTCGGGCTGCGCGGCGTTCATCCACGCCGCTTTATCTTCAGGAGAGATGGACCGATCTGCGCCAATGGTGCTCATCCAATATTTCATGCCTTCTGCGTCGGGGGCGCGACCCAACACGTCTTGGTACATCTTGGAGATGTTTTGATAAGCAGGGTTATTGATTCCCGGCTCGGTAGTGGCTGTCATCGTAGACGTGACAGGGGTGTAGTTAGCCATCTCCGCTTCTCTTTGCTCAAGAGTAGGTGTAGCTACACGGATATCATCCATCGTAAATTGAGGGGAAGCGTACTCTGTGCCCACCATAAAATTCTTTGGATCAAGCGGATCAGGGGTAACCGTACCACCATCCTCATAGCCCCGAGGAACAACCGCACCTTGTTGGCTGTAGGTTACGCCGGGGATGTTCTGGATGTAATATTTTCTAGGATTAGCTTTCATCAGGTCCGCGGACGACGGCCCCCAGAACTTGTCTAAATCCACTTGAGGGTTGTCTTGGTTAAAGCCACCCGTTAGGCCCATAACACCAAGGCCAGCAGCTACGCCGGGGCCGTAAGTGCGCAGCATGCCCGGAGTCATGCTCTTTTCAACCATCGTATAGGCTTTGTCCGCAGAAATACCCTGAGATGTCAAATCTTTAAATTGTTGAGATCCTGTAATAGAAGAAGAACTAGGTGTACCCGGCATAAACAAATCGCCCGCACCTTTGCTGAATTTCTCGTAATCTAAATCTTTCATCCCTTGATACATCTCACCTGCCGCGGTGCGGATATCAGGAATACCGCCAGAAGGGGTAGGAGTAGCTGCACTTATTTGCTGAATCCGCGGAAAGGCTGACGTTCCTGCGCTTAAATCTGAAACTCCAAGGGCGTTAGCCGGGGGACGTAATCCAGCACCCGTACTAGTGCCAGAAATAGCAGGCGTTTCAATCGCCCTGATCCCTGCACCGGCACCGGCTGTTTGGTAACTTGTCTCGCCAATACGGGGAATGGTATCGGCCATTGGTCCGCCAGCCGCGGTTGACGGACCTTGTGTGGCAAAGGCAGGAGCTTGTGCAGTCACTCCGGGCAAGGATGCAGGAGGGGGAGTCCCAGCCATACCGGTGAAGGTAGGGCGTGTGGGAGGCGTGCCACTAAGGGCCGCCATATCTGGTTGGCCAAATACCTTAGGAGGAGGGAGTCGATCCTCAATAGGTACCGGACCTTCTCCGCGCATCTCTCTACCCGTGACATCTGTTTTCAGGCCTAGCGATTTCATTGGGCTAGGGAAAGCATTTTGCGCTTGCTGTGCGCCGTAGCTCAACGCGGCGGTAGTCAATCCTGATTTAACCGAATCAGACAAACTCTTGCCTGTAGCTAAACCTATGCCGGTGCCTACAATTGTGGAGGCCAAGCCTTGGCGTACTGCCGCATTTGCAGCTTGTGGAAGAATAGCGGATGCTGCTTTAGTCGCCACACCTGACAACGGACTAGTAGGACCAGCCAACCATGCGGTGCCTGCACTAATCAATGCCGTTTTTAGGTTCTCCCCTGAAGCCAAAGAAATCACCGCAGAAGCTGCGGGGTAACCAATAAAAGTGGACAGGGCAACCGTACTCAGGAATCGGCCAACTGGACTTTTCAATATGCTTTTAACTGCCCCCGTTACTGCCTTCCACGTACTTTTAACGGCACCTACAATTGATCCCCAAAGACCAAACTCAGGAAGGCCAGTATCTGGATTAATCGTTCCTACACCGCCTTTTTTGCGGAGCATGCGCGCTTCGGCAGGAGTAATGTGCGCTAATTGGGTATCTTGTCCACGACCTTTAGATGCCAGCATATGCGCAGCTTGCGCAATACCGCCACGGGCAAACTGCTGGGGAGGCGTACCAGCAGCCGCGCTGCGTACACGAATTGCTTCAAGAACAACGGTACCAATAGCTGCAAAGTATTCAGGATCATATTCAGGGGGAAGATCTTCTTCGCCCATGCCTTCTGCAATAAGCTTTTTACGGATTTCAGGATATTGCTCTTCGTTGTCCTGTAGGTACTGAACAAGCTGGAGAAGTTGGTCTAATTGCGTATCAGATAACTGATCTAGCATTGGCATCAACTGCGCCATGATTTGCTGCAACTGTGCTGCGGCTTCCGGCTGGGCATTTTGCAGCGAGGTCCGCGCAACGTCGTACGAATCAGTCAGCGTTAATGGAGGTCTTTCAGCGGCTTGCGGCTCGTTAGGGAGAGCCATAATGCCTTCGGGTGGTTGTGCCATTTTGTTCTCCGGCTAATCAGCCTAAATAATTGACAAATCGTATCAGTTTGGGGCTTATTTTTCCAGCTTATTGCGTCAAGTCATACAAGCTTATTGAACCCCATGCGTCGCCTGTAGGAGTGGCATCCAAGGTCCGAATAGCCAAAGTAAACACATCACTAACGCCTGCAATGCTGGCCCCTAATTGCAGATCCCAGTTATATCCAGTAGATACGTCTGCCGTGCTTCGACTTTGGCTAGTGGAAGACGTGTAATCCTGCGTCATAATTTCCCCGCCTGTTACGGCTGTTGCTGTCTGGTCGTACTCCATATTAGAATCAGAAGGGAGCGCCGTCCACGAAGCACCGGTTAGCGTAGCATTCTTAAATAACACCACCTCGTAGTACTGCGTAACAGTGGGCATAACTTGGCCACGATTTACCAGTGCAACTGCCCCTTCTCTGCCTGAGGCAAGGCGCACGGAGATAAGCGGAACAAATGTCGTACTAAAGCCAGTAAGTTTTGTCGTGCGCCGCGCTACGTGCTCGCTGGATGTTTGCTCATATCCGCCCATGCTCAGGACAGAAGAACATACCTGTTTTAGGTTAGAAGCAGTTGCCGTCCCCGCCGTATTGGTGATTTCATATCGGACAGGAAGGATAGCTGTGGTCATGTACACAGCCGTCTGTATATTGTCGTTATGAAAAATATGGCATATCTGAACTTGCCCATCTATTACAAACCCGCAACGGACATCCCCTACGCCTAGCCACTCAAAATCCATATACAGAATTTGGCTCTTAGTTACATCTAATACCCGCCCACTAGGTCCCGTACCGTCCAAGGGATCTACATTCCAATCGGCTTGGTCTACTGTGCGGATATCGCTAGGTGTTCCGGGGGTAGGTAACGAATTAGACCGCAGAACAAAAGATACAGTAGAGTTATTTTGCTGTAAAAATACGCCATTACTAACATTAAAATAACCGACGCGTTGACGTAGGTTAGCCTTGGCCGCATTCATGACAAACGTAGCAAAAAAGGATAAACCTTTACCCGGCTGATACGGGAAGTTACGAAACGTCTGCCGTACTACTTCGTCACCACTAGCTGTGCCAACATCCAGCCTAACTGTAGATTCATTAGACAGGTAGGTGGTCGATCCCCCTCCTGTTACAGCCGTATCAAACTGATTATCCGCAGCAAACCGGTTCTGGCTATCAAACAAGGTATACGGCGTAACTGTAACTAGCCGACCAAATGCGTCTAATGCATTGTCTGGAAATGTAATAGGCAAAGAAGAAGTGCTCGCCATAAGTTGACCTATTAGATTATCAATCTGGTTAAAGTACAGCCGTAGAATGCTGTTGTACTGATTGTGATATTCCCGATCATAGTCAGTAGGTGCAAAAGGCAAAGCCGGAGCACGCGTGCGCGTAAGCTCCAGCGATTCCGTTGTAATGATCTGAGTTGTCATCTACGCCCATCCGCTCTGATATCGATCCGCGGTGCGCCAATCTGCCATGTCGTACCGAGGTCCACGGACTCAATCTTGAAGATCATCTGACGACCACGCACCCGCGTGTATATCTGGCCAGTAAACTCTTCCGTGATGTTGTAGCTAGTGGACTTGGTTACCGCACCGCTGGCCGAGGTTCCCGCGCCCGAACCAGAGTTCTGTAAAGGATACAAAGTCATCGTAACCTGTGCTGCATCTGCTGTAGAGCCAGAGAAGGTAAGGTCAGGAAGTACGCGCCACACAAAGCCAAAATTATGGCCTTCACCGATATCAAACTCTGAAGAACTGATGTACGCATTAATAGGTGTCGCGGACCCCGTTTCGAGGTCATCGATGCCATCTTCGTGGTTCACTAACAGATTGTTGTACGTAGCCGCAATAGGATAGGATAACAAGCCTGAATCCAACCATGCAGTACGACCCATTGTGCCGTAGTACCATGATTTTTCAAGATAGTTATAGACCACGTAGCGGTCACTTACCAAGCTATCTTTAGAACAATAGAACCACCAGATTTCATTAAACCCTTCGTTAGTGCCTGCATATACCTGCTGGCGTTGAAGAATATTCAAATCTTGGAAGACATAGCGGCGCAAATCGCAACTCAATGTCTGCACGCGACCATCGTATAAGTAGAACTTATCCACCCCCATCCAGAACAGCACACCAGAGGCCAAAGCAACAGCATTGGGCCCCATGATGGAAGTGTTATCACCAAGCAGTTCCGTCCGCCATACATACGGAGGTCCTAAATACTGCATGGAATAGACTGATTGGTCAGTAAAAACTACAATCTCTTGGCGAGTTTGTATGGCCGTTACAATCTCAGACCCATGGGATAAACGAATACTACCTGCCTGATTCGTAGCAGCAGGAGCCCACACGTAGGGGTTTTCTTGGTCTGACCAACGAATCAACATCGGATCAAGAATCGTGGAGCCATAGTCGTTAGTACCAAATATAATAATGAACCGCGAAGCGTCAGAAACGATTAATGCATTCTGATAAATCGGGGTACTAGCGTCGCCTACACTGGCCAAATTAATACCGCGCTGCGATACATACTGCAGCCCAGACTGTGTGCCAGATGTAGTGATAGATGCCCCGCCCAACGTGGCGGACAACTCAAATGTATTACCCGTGGAATTGACAACAAAGTACGTTGTCCCCACCGTCAATCCCGTAGGCAATGCGCCTGTTGATGTCAATGAAATAGCCGTACCATCGACAATAGTAAAATCAATAGGAAGAGTAATAACGCCCGGAGAAGCAATACTGATTGTCATCTGAATGGGATTTAAACCCACACTGGCATTCCAGTAATAAATACCCGCGCCGCGAGGGCCGTAAACCAAATCTTCACCGAAGTTGTAATTGCTCCATAACTGCATAGAGCCAGAAACAGGTTGACCAATTCCCCATGTGCCTAACCCCCACGCACCAGAGCCCCAACCTGTTAACGGTACTTGATAAGAGGGTCCTGTATTGGTTTCATATTGCGTGACTACTGAACCGCCGCCGGGAGAACCGGACACATCAGTCGCATTGGCTAAAGCAGAGACAGTAATACGATAGTTATCGTCATCAATTACATCCACTTGGAAGGTGCCTGTCAGAACGCCCGCCGTGATATTCCCACCAAGGCCCACGATCCCCGCACCGCTGTACGTGACAAAATCTCCGGTTACGCAACCGTGATTTACTTCGTACACCACCAAAACATCTGAGCCGTCAAACGCGATAAACGGATCGGTCAGCACGACTGTCTTGCGAATAGGGGTGATGTCGTAGAACGTACTGCCTTGATTGATGTAGTACTTTAAATTGGTTCCAGTACCAACAAGGTTTTCCCCCGCCAACGTAAACCAATTCCATAGCGCACGGCAAATTCCAAGGAAAGTATCTGAGCTATAGGGAGTCCAACCACCAATCTTTTCAGGATTACCTTGGCGAAAACGTACCTTGTCACACTCATACCAACCGCCTTCCGTGGTGTACCGCGTGTTCTCGCGGTTAACCCCGGGCTTAAATACTATTTTCGATAATGGCATTTTTCACCTACTTAGGTACAGTGCGCGTTCGTCGTTCCGTCGATTGACCAGACCTTTTAGAACTTTTCCACCAGCTTTGGTGTACTTTAAGAATTCTTGCGCGGCACCTTGATAGTCCCCGCGATTGTGCTTCTGTCTAAGCGTGCTTCGTTGTAACGTACCTAATCCTAGGTTGAAACTGAAGCTAACCAATGCATCAAGCTGCCCTTGAGAAGTAATAATAGGACAATACTTGGATACGCCTCGGATAAAACGCTCAAGATCTTTAGCAAGTATGGCATCTGCTTCTTGTATTGTAAATTGTCTATTCCAACCTTCCGGTATCGGCAGGGACTTTCTCTGCTCCAACGGAACTCTGGCGTGGTTCGGATCGCACACATGCCCAACAAGGCATGTCCACAAAAGTGCGGGGCAACGATAAGGACGAAGCCTGATTCCCTCGTGGTGCTGAATCATTTTCAAGCATTGTGGGCTGACGATCATTTTCCAAAGGCCCGTCCACCGAAATGGAATGCAATTATTGAGGCAAACAGGGCTTGTGTCTCGTCATCCCAAAGCTGATCAGCAAGGATGTTAAACGATACATTATTGTTAATTCCGTGGATATACAGGCCTACGTCAATGGCCACAAGCAGGAAGAAGAAACCGAAGGTAATAATGGGTCGCACGCCTGCGCGAAGGTTCTTCATCCAGACGCTTGTTCCCTCATTTAGGCTCGCATCATGCGCATAAATTGCCTGCATTTCAGCCTGCTGGGCACCGATTAGTGCCTGCTGCGTGTCCGCAGAAGATTGGGTTTTGATCTCATCGAGCTTGATTTCTTCTACTTTTGCCTGCCCTGCATAGCCTGCCGCAGCCAGTTGTAGCTCACGCTCAGTTTGCATGGCTGCTAACTTTAGCTCATGGCCCTTATCTGCCCGATCTTGAAAAAAGTCCAGAATCTTAGGCAAGCCGCCCATCAGGAAACTTATCAGCGTAGAAAGTAATGTCAGCATTATTCGTCGTTCCCGTGTTTAAACATCCACCATATTGCGTACATGATAAAACTACTGATCGCCACCCCAAAAACTACCGCCAGCCACTCTTGGATATCCTGAATCCGCTGCTCCTTCTTGCGCTCAATCTCGCGCAGGCGCATACGCTCCAGCCTAGCTTCTTCTTCAATCGCGTCCCGCCGTTCTTGGATAATCTGGTCGCGGCGCTGGCACATCTCTTCGTACAAGCCCGATTCGTTACCCGAGCCGTAGATCAGAGCTTCACGTAGTTCTACTTCCATCTTAAACATCTGGCGCGACGCAAACATCGCATCGAGCGCCTCGGCAGTAGCGTCTTTCTGTACCGTCTTGCCTAACTTCTTGTCATGCTCTTGCTGGACTACAGCAGCCTGAATCTCACCCTGCGCTACAAAGAACGCACTAATGTCGTGGTAGCACTCCTGCACTTCTTTTCCGAGGGCGATTGCCTCTTTTACGCCAGCAACTGCCGCTTTGGCTACTGCAAATGCCGCACCGATTGTTATTGGGTCCATACATTTTTATTCCAAATAAAACTATAGCTGCGTAACAGTTGAAGTCAGTGATGTTGCCGCGCCTGTTAACCCACTTGCTGATGTTCCCAAAGAAGAACTGCCTGCACTTAGTGACGATGTTGCCGCCGTTAAAGTTGATGTGGCCGCTGTTAATGTTGTGGTTGCGTATGTAATGGAATTCCCGCCAACAGAATATGTTCCGGTAGCCGAGCCGTCTGTAGGCAATTTAGCAAAGAGAAAATCATAAACATTAGACGCAGGACTCCTAATTTCAGTTTGCCCTATTACGTATATGCTTGTGGCATCCACAGCAATTCCAAACCCCTTATCAATACTGGTGCTGTAAAGCCTTCGTTGCCATTGAATAGTGCCGGAAGTGTCGTATTTAGCTATTTGCATATCGTAGGTTCCACCAACATTGCTAGTGCCAACTACATATACATTAGCTGCCGAATCTACCGCTACCCCGTAAGCAATATCAATTGACGCGCTACCCAACCTACGCTGCCATTGGATAGTGCCAGAAGTGTTGTATTTGGCGATTAAAAAATCCTCATTTGCTCCGCCGTTATTATCTGCGCCAACTATGTATACGTTAGCAGAGGAATCTACTGCTACCCCGTAAGCGGTACTTGCCCCCGCGCTACCTAAACGTCGTTGCCATTGAATAGTGCCGGAAGTGTTGTATTTTGCAAATTGGAAGGCATTCCCCGAAGCATTACTTTTTCCAGCAACATAAACATTAGCCGAAGAATCTACCGCAATGCTGTAGCCAATAGTAATAGTCCCCGATTGTCCTAAATTTCTTTGCCACTGCAAAACACCATTGGTACTAAATTTTGCAAGTTGTATGTCCGTAGAAACCCCAGAGGCATCACTGGAACCAACAACATATACATTGGCAGAAGCGTCAATAGCCAGCCCATAACAATAATCAGAATATGAACCTAATCCAAAGTTTACTTGCCACTGGATAACGCCTGACGTATTGTATTTAGCGATTAAAAATTCATTGCTGCTTTGAAAGTAATAGCCCCCTATATACACATTCCCAGAAGAGTCTACTTGTATGCCGTACCCGTAATCATTGCTTGTTGAACCAAGGCTACGCTGCCATTGAATAACGCCAGACGAATTATATTTTACTAATCCAATTTCTTGATTTGCCGCCAAGCTTCTAATTGTTCCAACAAAATACATGTTCCCATTGGAATCAACTGCTATTCCTTGTCCAAAATCATTTAACCCAAGATTAGTTGACCCGAGTATGCCAATCCAGCCTTTGCTGCCGACGGATGCTAAGAAACCAAATCCTTTTGCAGAAGCTGCGCCCCTTGTTCCTATTAATGGCATTGTATTTCTTCCTTACGCAAATTTAGTTTGCGAGGCAAAAACTGTATATGTCGGAGTCGCTGCGGTCTTTACAATCGTATATGAATATACGTCAATACTGCTGGCATTACCGGCAGCAGGAGCCGTTCCACCTTGCCATTTTGGCGTAACCGCTACGCTGTCTACAGTAAAAGCAGAAGCATAATAAGCAGTCGCGCCTTGCGTAACTAAAAATGCAATAGTAACGGACTGGCCAACGGCAGTAAGCGTGTTAAAAGTTGTTCCAGAAGACCCTCTAACATTTACTGTAAAGTTCCCCGAGGCATTAGTGGTGTAATACAAAACACTTTGCGTAGTTACATCATAATTAATAATGCCTGTAGCTGCCGTAGCCGAAACAGTTGTTACTTCTGCGGCATCGCTAATTACCATTGCCAAGTTACTTGCTGTTCCACTAAAAGTTTGTGGTGCAGTAAACGTAGTCGCAGTTCCCGGAGCAACATAGTCAGTACCGGCTGTCGCCGCAGTAATAGCCGATGTGCCCGTACCTTTGATTACGCCTGTTAAGGTTGTTGCGCCAGTACCGCCATTAGCAACAGGAAGGGTGCCTGTGACGTTAGAAGTAAGGTTGACGTTTGCCCCTATCAACGTAGGTATGGTTACCCCGGCAGCAGCTACGGTAAGTTTAGTAACCCCCGCTGCTTGCAACGCCAAAACCCCAGACCCGTCGCCTGTAATGATCGCGCCGCCAGTAGCTGTATCCGCATTAATAATCGTAGCCATGTCTTACTCCAGTGCTTGTATTTGTGCAGATAACGCAGCTAGTTGCGCCATCAGTTGTTCTTTTGTCGGGGCGGGTGCTGGGGTAGGAGGAGCGTAGGCAGCATCTCTAGCCTCAAGCTCTGCAATTTCTTGTTGAGTTAATTCAACACGAATGCCGTCAACTAATTTGTGTGTGTGCATGATTAGCTGATCCCATAAAGTTTAAAACTGCCGGATGTAAAAGTCCCGCTATTTGGAAAAAATCTAATAGCATTTACTACGCCCGTAGTAACAATTCTTGTACCTAGTGCGTTATAAAATTGTTGTTGTGTTGCGCCTGTTCTTGTAGAGTTTCCAATTAAATATACGCTTGTAAATGACGCATTTAATGGATTTGGGATATTAGAAACAAAATTTGTTCCACCTGCATTTGCTGTGTTTATACCCATTCCTAAAAGCCGCATTTCTGTTTGACTTGTTATACCCCCTTGATAGCTTACTGATGGGGTGGCAGCGCCAAGCATTGTTGAATATTCCCAATGATAATTTCCCGCTGTAGAATCAAAACTAACACCATTGTCTGTAGAAAATTGGCATTGTAATATTGTATTAGAAACGCTTGATACAACATTAGCAGCAATAATTTGATAATTAGTATAACT